CCAATACTGCTAGTTGATAAACTCGCATATGCTAGTAACTCCTGTTTTGATTCGTTGCCGTACAGTAACGCTACACCACCCCGAAGCCCTGCATCTATCCCAATAACAAATTTTTTTTTCATTTTTCCAGCTCTTCATTGGTAAAAAAATTAAATGAAATTAGTTAGTTACAAATCAAATAATTAACCCAAATTTGCGCAATTTAAGAGCATGTGTCTTAATCATCATTTTTATGATCTATTCTGTTAAACGAAATTTTAATCAAATGCTTTTTATATCTATTTCTCGCGTAGTTTACATTATAAAAAAGTTCAGTCACAGATTTAAACGCATTTGTAATTGTGCTTACCTCTGCATTGTCAATTTCAATCGCAATGCCCCACTCCGTTTCTTCTTTATAAACTCGAAACATTTTTTTATTTTCGTCAGATAAAAATTCTTTCCATTCTATTTTCGATTCAAAACCATTTTTTTCTACACTCAATTCCCCATCTTTAATATGATAAATTCCACCTAAATTTGAAACAACAGCGCTACCCTCATTCATTAATTTAATCGCATTGTATTTATCCAAATTGAAACTATTCTCTGTTAATTCCATTTTATTTACTCCATTATTCCCAGCTAATAATTATTAAATCTGGCGTAAAATATAACGATCTCGACCAATATATTTCAATTTTATATCCCAGTTTTACAAAATACTCTTTAAATAACATAAGCTTGTCTTTATAAGCCCACTTATATAAAAATTTTTTTAATAATTCATCTTCTTTTTTTAAATCAATCAATGCCTCAAAATCTAAGTTTTTAATTTGTTCATTTATTTTGTCACTGATTAAATTTATAACCGTATTCAAATCATCATTGAAAATTGCTGACAAGTTTAAATTTTTTTCTTTGTAAAATATTTCATTTTTATTTGTTAATTCTTTAGCTTCGTTTGCTGATATCATATTTTCTCCATCTTGACTTTAATTTTTCTCTTAATAATGCATCATGTAAATCAAATAGTTTATACTCGGGCGTTATCATATAGTTTATAAAATTTGTTATTTTTTTAATTATTGATCGTCTGTTTATTCCAATTATTTCTTCAATCTTCAATAGAACTATAAAGCAAACAATTCTGTATACGAATAAGCAAAATACATAAACAGATATTACTCCAAATATTTCATCATTATTCATGCTTATTCCCTTTTCCAAATTTATATTGATCAACCTGTCTTAAAATATGCAATTCCTGCTCCTCAGACAATTTTGGGCATTTTTTCATGCTTTGATTAATCCACTCATAAATATTTTTGTCTTCAATCTCGCTATTATTTTCTTTAATTAATGAGAACAAAACGGCTCTTAAACTAAAATTCTCTTTTGTTAACTGTACACATGCAGACTCTAAAATGTGCTCTATTGAATTTTTCTTAATTTTTCTATTTATAACACTTCTCTTCATATTTGAGCCTCGCTTAACAAATTTTGGTTTTCTATTTTCTCTTCTTTTTTCAGTTGTTTAATTTGTTTTAGAAGGTCTTTTTTAAATAAATTAATGTATTTTAGATTCGTATTATAGCACAGCTCTTGCCATCCACCGTTTTTTTGTACAATTTTCCAGCCAATATCTCCGATAAATTCTTTCGCTTTATCATTGTTATACGCACCAATCGTGCTCATGCCTTTTATAATTCTTTCAGCAATTTGCATGCTAGGCTCTGTCTCTGATTCTGCTAACTGCTCAAATTCAAAAATAGATGGTATTTGATAGCCTTGTTTTGCTTTTTTATATATCTCTCCCAGCGCATACATCGCTTTTTTTTCGCCTAATTTTATGCAGCTTTTAAGCCACGATTTTATAAAATTTTCTGAAAGGCTTCTCTCTGAACGTTGACAAATTTCTCGTATTATAATTGCACATTTTTTTTCAAAATCATTCATAATTTCTACCATTCAATTTTGAATTGAGCTGTTGTTTTACCGTTAAAACATCTCTCACGTGTTTCTGTGTATTCAGTTTTAAAACCCAATGCGTTAAAATAATTAACAAGATATTCAGAATAATTTTTAGTTTTAATAAGGTTATTAAATACGGGATAATCATCATTTGTTATTATAATATATTCTTTATTTTCTATTGAATTTTTTAGTATTAATTCTTTTAAAATATTAATTAATTTATCATATTCAATGTCAGATTCTTCTTTTTCTTTTTGTATTTGCGACGCTCTTAACTCTCTAACATATTCCGCATTAAAATCTGTTTTATTCATTACAGCTATTCCTGTTGATAATATTTTTAAAGATTTAAAATTATTTCCATTAGCTCTTTTCTAAGTTTTTCTGATCTAGGTATGCTTGCTCTAGATGAGAGTTTCCCACATTTGCAACGAGAATATTTTAAACCTACCCAATTATCAGAAACAAAAGGTACAGCTTCGTTTCTAATTTCGCCACAGGTACAGATTTTAGGGTATTTTTCCTTCAATGCAGGATATTTTTTAAGCCAACTATCTATTTTTATATCTGGGTACCACATATTTTATACTCCAAAATTATTGATGATTTTCTTAAATATTTCATTATAAAATTCATTTTTAAAATGTATATCACTCATTGTTTCGTCTTCAAATTTTTGAACAATAATTCTGTGTTCGTAATATCCATTGTGATAATTATATGCAGAAAATTGAATGTCTCCGTGCGATGTTTTAATGTTTAGTTTTTGCTCTTCACCGCTATACTCAAATTTATCAAATTTGTTTTTTGAGTCCTCAACATCAATGACCTCGTACGAATAAAACTCAGCACCAATGAATGATTTATAGTCATCAGGAGTTGATAAATAGCCAAAATCTTCGCAACATTGCTCTTCATTATCTACAACACAAATGTAGTAAATTTTATCACACCTGTTTTCACCGTGCATTCTGTATTTTTTTTCTGTCTCAATTAAAAATCCTGCGTATTCCGTTCCACAAATTTTTTCTTCAATTTCTCTTATGTTTGTTATTATTTGCATTATTTTTCCTCACATACTGGCTCTTGCTGATAAAGCGATTCAAATATTTGCCTGCAATTATTTTTTATTCTGTGAAAATGTTCTAAAGAAAAATGCTGATCGGCTATATCAAGTGCTCTATATTTTAATAGTTTAAAATCATTATAATTTTTAAGTAGATAGCTAGTTAAATCATTAACAGAATACCTTGACTCAACTAGAATAAAACCGCCATTTTTATTTAAATTTTTATTTAATAAATTACTAACATAATTATTTATATATTCGCATTTATATGCACTATAGAAATAAAAAGGATCATCTATAATAATTAAGTCAAATTTTTCTTTCTCGATTTCATGCCCTATAAAATAATAATAAACCTCATTATATTCTGATATTTCTAGACTAATATTTTTAAGATAACATGAATTTGGATAGTTATGCGTAAATACAGCGATTTTTAGCTTCTTAAATGATTCTAAAAACAAAGGAAATCCCAACGCTAACGTTCTGGTTTTTAAATGCCTTGGCGGCATATTCACAATCAATCGTGGTGATTTTTTATTTAATAAATCATCTTTAAAATTGTCTAAATTACTAAATAAATCGCTTAAAAAGCTGTGTTCATGCAGGTCTTTAAAAGTATTATTCATATATTCATTGAATTTTAGCATTATATTTCCCTATATTCGCATGTTAGATTAAAAACCAATCGATTTAATTTTTGTTGTTCTTTGATATTTCTTGGAGTTAATACAGTTTGAAATTTACTGCACTTTTCGCATGTTCTAAAAAAGCCCACATGATCTTTTGTTATCCAATATTGGAATACAGCATCTTCCCACGCCGTTATTTTGCATGCAGGACACATTTCAGGCGTGCAAGTGAAGCTTCTATATTTTTTGAACCATTTTTCTTTCGATGCGTTTAGTATAAACAACATTTGAATGCCTTATATTTAATCAAAAATTAAATCATTATATTTATTAAACTGTCCTATCATAAAATCATTGACTTCAATTCCAATTAAATTAGCTAATGTAAAAGCTATACAATTTGCTGATATTTCCTCTGTTTTTTTATCAATATTAAATCCACGCATTTGATGATGTTGTATAAAAGCATGTCCTACTTCATGTAAAACAATTAAATTTAGTTCATCGTAATTATATTCAGATTGTGATTTTACGAATATTATTCCGTTTGTATATAACGCTAAATGTTCATTGGCTTTATCGTCTAACCAATTAATATTTGCGTCTTTTAAAGAGTCAGCTACTCTTATTTCTATTTCAGTTTCTTTTAGCAGCTCTAAAATATTTTCGTCAATTTCCGTTTTGTATGTTTTTTTCATTATACTTAATTTCCTTTTTATTTTAATAATTAAATAAAATCAAATTCTAAAATTTTTTCAAAAGTTCTTAATTTTTTATTATAAACAAAAATATAGTCTTTACCTTTAATAAATTCTTTAAATAAATATTCATTGTCATAATTTAAAAACTCAGCAAATGAGCATATTTTTTCTGTGCTTGTTTGAATAGATTTTCCTTTTATTTTATATACAATACCGAATTTAGATATAATTGATTTTCCATCCAGCAAACGTTTAAATGCCTCTTTTGAATCAAATTTGTAATCTTCTTTGTTGATCATAAATCCTCTGTTTTGAAAAATTCAAAATAAAAAATCATGTTATGCCTCTAATTTAATCAAAGTTTAAACATCAAAAATATCACTGTTCTTTTCGTCTCTAAGAGCTTCCATTGCATTTGCGATAGACTGATCAATCGCACTTGATAAATCGCTGTGACGAGCCTGCGTTTGTGTTTTGATGACGTTTTTATTTTGTGTTGCTGCAAAAATATTTTGAATGTCACCAGCGAGGTAGATTGGAGAGTGGCCTTTAGTCAAATGCCACGAATTTTGCGAGCGCATATAGCAATTCACGCAATCAATTAAATTTTGTTCAGAAAACGATTTGCCCATTTTTTTTATTATTTGCTGTATTGAACGATTGAGAGTTGCGAAATCTAGGAACTTTGCTTTGTAGCGTTGCTCGTACGCTTTTACGTATGCGTCAATTCCAGATTTGAGTAATTGAGCCGATCTTTCGTCTAATTTTTTCTCATTGGTTTTCACAACTCTGATTTTTGTCTTTTTTAAGTCTAAAAAATTTTCTGTAATATTTATCTGTTCTTCATCTATTCTTTTTTTATATTCTTTATCTATTACTATATTGTTGGGAGAATCGTAACTGTTGCGTAATTCTGATTCGCCAATTTGCGTACCGACTGCACTCAGATTGTCGGTTTCAGATTCCGATCGATTGTCGGCACATGAATTTAAATTTTTCGACAATTTGTCGGTTTCAGATTCCGACAGTTGATCGTTATCTGAAGACGACATTTTGTCGCTCTGTTCTGCGTTCCATTCTTTTAACGCAATGCTTACTAAACGCCCGTTAACTGTGTACCACGTAGTCCTATCAAAACTATTTCTGTTAAAATTCTCTTTTATGATCCAACCTTCGTTTGCAAGCTCAGACAAATGGCGCTCAATACTACGCGCTGACATATTGCCGTCTAAATCCTGAGCTAACTCCTGCGCAGAACGTTTTACCCAGACAGCATTCCCTTTTTTCATGTTTGATTTGTTTTTATTTACAGAAACCCAATCAATTATTTTCTGTAATACCAAAGATTTTGGGATTCCTAATTTTCTACTGAGGGGGTATGATAGTTTTATAAACGATCCTGATGACATAGCCACTCCTTTATTTGCTGTTGCAATTCCTAATCCTTGTGCTACGCTCTGAGCTGATGCGTAGCTAATACGTCTCGTATTCGTCGGTAGGCCAAACATTTGTTTGGCCGCTCCTGTTTATGGCCTAATTTTGTTTAATTTTGAGTTTTTAATCTGCATTAATTCGTCGCTAAATTTAGTATGTTTTTTCTTTAATCCAGCAATTGTTTTTTGAATATGTATTAATTTCTCTTGAGAATTTTTATTCAATTTTGAATTTTTAATCTGAATTAATTCGTTACTGAATTTTGAATGTTTTTCTTGCAATCCTGATAATGTTTTTTGAATGTGCATTAAATTAGATTCTATAAAATTTTCATAGTTCATAATAGCGTCATCTACAAACATATCTAACGCTCGCTTGCATAATTTCAAAGCCCTTCTTTGGTGACTATTCTCATATTGGCTTAAAATAAGGATAACATCTGATAATTTATATTTAATAATTATTTTTTGATTGACTATTCCAATATTATTAAAATTATCTATTGTTATTTTATAAAAATTATCCAGTATTCCGCATTTTTTTAGCTGCTCAGCTTTGCAATTGAAATTGTCTTTTCTGACTCCTGCAAATTCAGCGAGAAATTCATCTGTTATAAATTTTGAATCGTCTAAATTTGACATTAATATTTGCAGCGCCTCACTTTCGTTTTTTGTAGCTAATGTTGTCATTTATTTTCTCCTAAATTTTTATTAATTCCAGCTTCTGCAAAAAGCATTGCGCTTTCCAGATTTGTTAGTGCAATTTCTAATTTGTGCTCATCTTTGATATTATCTACAAGTAAACCAGCTAATTCTTTAAATTTATTTCTTATTTGTGTGCAAATTATGATTGATTTTTCACTTATACCTTCAGAAAATATTTCATCAATATATATTTTTTGCACTATTTTATATGTAATATTTTTGTCATTAGTGCGTGAAATTTCATACGCTTTTTGTCGACCCTCGCTAGTAAGTTTGTGAAAAAGATCCTCTGTTTTATCATTTTCTAAATGATATATAGTCATATTATCTCCTAAAATTCTAAAAAAAATTGTTTACTATCATCAACGGAAATCAATCTATTTAAATTTCTAATCATCATTTTTGAAACCCTAATTTTAAGAAAAACAGCTAAAGAAAAAGCAATACCTATAGCCTGAATCTCCTCATTTATTTTAGTTATTTTTAAATTCTGATATTTAAAATGATGTATAACTGCAAGGCCAAGGCATTTTAGTATTAAAAAGCTCAAGTCATCTGCTTTATGTTTTGTATATTTTTTTACAAATACTATGTTATTAATATAAACAACATCTGCGTTATTTGATTTTTTATCATCTGAATATATACCTGCTTTTTTCAAACTCTCTGCTACAATTATTTCGACTCCAAAATTATTGATTGCAAATCTTTTTATTTTTTTGGGTACAGATGTTTTAAACAGCTCAATTTCAGACATTATTTACTCCAAAATTTCTTTAAATTTATAAGGGTCTGATTTTAAAAAATCATGAATTTTAAATTCATCATTTTGATCTGTTACAACCAATTCTTTTTCGAAATTAATTTGAAAAATAGTTCCGTCTTCGCATTTAACTTTTTTCCCGTCTAGCATTAATTTTAGCGCTTCAATAGTTTTTAGATTATATATATTTTTATTCATTATTTACTCCAAGATTTAATCATAATGTTTGAGCCATCAATACTACCCACGGGACGTTTTACACCCTCGGGTGGTGGGCTTTGTTTATTATTTACAGTACGCACATTTCTGTTTATAATTCTAAATAAATCCAATGTTTTTTCTAAATTATGTAGTTGATTTCGAGCATCAGAAGCCATTTTTTCCACAGCTTCAACGAGAGTTTTTTTATCTCGTTTCAACAATTCATTCTCAATTCTCAATGCGTTTATTTCGTCAATATAATCACTGATATTTTTTGTTTTCATGCATATTTCCTCTCATAAAAAACTAGAATTATTACTATTTGCAAAATTTCTGCAATTTGCACACAAACGATACTCAGCGGATTTAAAATAACTGTTACATCTCAAGCATTTTTTCTTTTTGTTTTTAAGCGGACTTAATCCTAATAATTCTCTGGCTTTATTCATGTCATCTAAATTATTCGTGACGTAATATGACATGCCAATGTCATATCTTTTTAACTGAACTGTTTCTTCAGTTGTTAAATTTTGAGGGTTTTCAACCTCAGTTTTCACATCGTCTTTAATTTGCATCAAAATTCTCCTCATATTTTTTGATTAGTAATTGAGCTGATTTTTTAAGATTTATTAATGCAGTGTATATATTTCTGTTGTGTATAATGCGTTTGCTGTCTAAATTTTTGCGTATGTGTTTTTTCATATCAGCATATGCACGTGTGATGTCGTTGTCGATTATGTAAATCATGTCTTTGTGCAATTGGTCTTCGTATGCTTTTAATTCATCAATTTGTTGTTGTGTATAACTAACAATTTTTTGAGCTGACGGATTATATTTTTTTGCTTTCATTTTCCAGTACTCCCAAATCCTGAATTATTGCGTTTTTTATTTTTGTTTATGACGTTATCAGCAATATAAACTGAGCTAATAACGCCCTGCGCAATGCGCTGGCCTTTTTTAATTCGCTTGGGGAGTGGTGAAAGATTTTTAACGATTACGTGGATTTCTCCCGTGTAATCTTGATCAATAGTGCCTAACTGAATATAGAGATTTTCTTTAATTAATGAGGAGCTGCGAGGTCTAATTTGTAGTTCAAAACGTATGTTATTAAACGACGATTTGTCTTCTACTTTAAAGGATAGCCCAGTTTTAATAATTTTAGTTTGAAACGGTAATAAAATGATAGATTGATTTGACGGTATATCAAATCCAACAGATTTTTCAGTTGCGTAAAAAACGTCATTATTTGACGTATTAATAATAGTAATGCGTAGCATATATATCTCGTCTCCACTTTGGGATTAAACTCAGTTCACATGAAATCTAAAATAAAAAAAAATGATAGTCTATTTAATTGGCTGACTTTTTTTCGCGACGTTTAAAAATAGTTTTTGTTACGTAGTAAGCTCGATTTCTCAGTTTTTTAAGACTCCGTCTTTTTTCGTCTCTCTCAATTTTCTCTGCTTCAGTCATTTTTTTACGTCCTCGCTTTTTTTGATCCTCAATTGTTTCAGACATAAAATAACCCCTAATTTTTAGACGCTATGCTGTTTTTTAATGATGATTTGCGCGTGAAATTAAAAAATCCAGGTGATGATCGAATTTCTTTTTCGTATTCATCAAAAGAATCGAGTTTTCTAATACGGGCGTATTCACGTCTTTTGGGGACTGGCGGAAATGAGTCGATGAATTTTTTGATGTCTTCTGAAAGTTGAGGTTTTGAGTCTTCGGACTGCTGATCTGAAATTTTTGGGATACTAGTAGTTACTATATTAAGATTACTTATATATACTAAAGGCTTTTTTGTTGTTGTTAGAGTTGAACATTTTGGGGCTGTTTCCGCAAAAGGTTCTGAAAAGCTCCGCAAAAGGTTCTGAGTTTTATCATTTTCTTCCGCAAAAGGTTCTGAGTTCTTCCGCAAAAGGTTCTGATCCCCCCCTATATTTTCCGCAAAAGGTTCTGATGTTGATTTTTGGGTAGGGTCTATAAATTTTTGATACTCAATAGAAAAATTGCTAATACTATAAGCAATTGCGCCAAATGTTGAAGCAGCAACCCTGCATGTTTCTTTAAAACGACGTGGATCCTTTTTTGATTCAGTAGTTTGTCCTGTGAGCGCAACAATAGAATTTAGAGAAAACGTTTTCGCGAGTGTGAGCTGTGTGATTGATCCGTCAGTGTTGTGCTCTCGAAGATATGGCCTATGCATGTCTAGCAGAGCGCAGAGACGGGCTTCTGCATTACCGAGGGACAAATCATATCTAAAGAATGAACCTGTCGCTACAAGCCCTTTCTTTGTCATTTTAGTGTGCGCTAAAAAAAGTCGCTCATATGCACTGCCAGAAAAATCTACAAAAATATTTTTGCAAACGTCCATTAGTCTGCCGCTTTTTATACCGCCTCTTTTTTTTGATTCGCTCTTGTCTCTAGCCTCTCTAATCAACGATCTGAGTGCCTCCTGAGCGTCTGCCTCACTAGATACAACAGTAAACAAACGGGACATTGGTAATAATATTTTGTCATCTTGAGACGAATACAACTCAACTTTTGATAACAGTAATAATTGCATTAATACATTCAAATTCTGTTTGCCGTTTGCTGAGTTATCTTTATTAATTGCAGAAATTAAATCTCTCAAACTCATTTTTTCTGATTTTGATCTGACAAACCATTCACGAAACGTCGCATACGATTTCACGAGAACGTCTATCGCGCATTTTTTTAAAGGCGCACCTCGAGCCCTGATGACTTGAGAATTCAGCAGCTGCATCTCTCGTGTGACAACATGCTCGTTAAGCTCAACGCCGATCAAAACATCCGCGAATTTTCGGCCTAATTTATCTATATTTTGCAGTTGTATACTATGGAATTTCCCCTGTGAATTAAATTGCAATTCACAATCTCGATTTGATTGAGATAACAGGAACACGGCGAGCAATTCGGAGGGTAGTCCCGATACTATTTTTGACTCATCACGTTGTTTGTTTTGCTCTATTATTGTTTGTTTTATTTGATTTTTTGGAGAACTGTAATCAGCTTTTAGTTTGAAATATGCATAATTTGTCATCACAAAATCATCCTTGACTCGTGATCTTGTGCGAATTTTTTATTTATGCTAGCATTGATTACGTATAGTGCTAGCGTTTTAAAACCGCACAGACCTATATTTTTGTGGGATTCTTCGCATATTTCCTGCAAGATCTTAGCGAAGAATTAAACAATCAATTCAATTGAGGTGCTCCGACCAAAGAGCACCTCTTTTTTTTTACCCCTGCCGTTATAAAACAGCAATAGTAACCGAGGTGACAAATGTCACCTTTTTAAATTATATCTAACGTATTTAATACGTTTTTTCTTTTCAACTTATCTATATTTAAAGCTATGTTTAGACTACTATTAAAGACTTCGTGAATGTTCATAATATTTTTATAAAAAAATTCATTTTTATCTATATCAGATTTTGATAACCCGATTGTAAACGAAGCCTGTATATTTCGCTTTAAAATTTTGCTATATTGGTTATACATTGCAAAAAATGTTGTGCGTGGCCTGATAGTTTGATCAAAGTTTTGTCTAGCATGTATTGCTTCCGCTTCTTTTTTGTTAGAAACAGTTATTTCTTCCAAACTAAGCAAAAGTGAGGATTTATTATCATGATCAAATTTTTTATATTTTGGACAATAAAGATGCATTTCCCTATTCGTAAAAATGCTAGCTAATTGTTCAGCATTGGTAAGTATTATATTATTCTCGCCATCATTTACTGCAACTGTGAACATATTAACATTTAAACCGAGTTTTTTTTCTTTATCAATTGTTGAGTTAAACAAATGAGTGAACTCAATCATTTTATCGATTGGATTTAAAATCGCCTTGCGAGGTGCAGTTTTCATGATTTAAATACCTCTCTAATTATGGGCACTAATGCCCCCATTACTCCCATTACAACATTATAAACTAATCCGAAACTGGGATATAAATTCGTGCTATTTGCTAAATATTTAATAGCAGATGATATCGAAATTCCACCTAGAGCACAGCACATTATAAATGCTGTAAAAAATGCTAACAAATCTTGATTAAAATATATGAAAAACATTAAAAAGACAATTGCTATAGTGTTTATTATTTTTAAAAATTTAAAAATGTTTACGTTGTCAAAAATAAATCCAAAAAGAATTGAGAAAAAAGAAATACTTAACATAGCAATTGGTAAGCTTATATATTTTTGACCAGATGTTAGAAAAGCAAGAACTGTATTAAACATAGCAGCATAAATAATTATATAAGAGATCGCTTTAAAAATGCTTACATTTTTCGAATTTGTATCAAAAACTTCGTTGCACGTTTTTGGAATCCTTGACCTGATAATGACAAATAATAAACTAAGAATACCTGATATAATAAAAGCTAATCGCCAAGATTCTAAATTAAATAAAGAGGGAATTAGAGGTATAAGTATAAAACAAGCTGCCATTGCTACTGCTCCACTTGTTAAAAATGCAGCAATTGCAGTATTCTTGTATTTTGTAACGTTTAAATATGCAAAAACAAAACTTAAACCGCTCTCTCCGCCAAATATAAAACCTTGCATAAATCTACAGATTAATAACAAATAAATTCCAAAATCATTTCGTGGACAAAATGCTATAATAAATGTAGGAATTGCAATCCAGAGAGGGGAGTTTCTTAAAAATGTTGTGATTCCGTTTTTTTGATTCTTGGCTATCATTCCAAAAAATAATGACCCAAAAGGTCTTGCTATATAGGAGATTGAAAAAATTAATATTGATAAAAATAGACTTTCTTTTCCGAGCAGAAATTTTGAAAGCTCGTGAGAAAATACAAGATAAACGCAAAAATCAAATGCTTCAATAAAAGCTCCCAGATAAATATATCTTATTTTAATCATTTTCATTCTCCAAAAGTTCAATTTTTCCAACATGTTTTTTGTGAATTATAATTCCAGAAATCCAATTTATTTTATTGACTTTAATTATTGGATCATCAGTTCCTTCCTTGTTGTCTGCGACTAAAAAAATATCATTTTCATAAACTTTTAACCTCCTAACATAAGTGTAGTTATCATCAATTCTCGCTATTACTATTTCATTATTTAGTCTTGTTAGATTTTTAACTGGGTCGCCTTTTACACCAAAAACAATGTCTCCATTTTTTAAAAATGGCATCATTTCATTTGATGATATGCAAGCGTATTTGTAGGGAAATATTCTTGTTAAAATTGTTTTTAGCCATTGCCTTTGTTCATTATTAGTGTCATCAAAATTAATATATTTATTTGTCTTTAATACAGAAAAAGAGCTAATTGGGCATGAACCTCTACCTGTTTCTATCCATTCATCCGATATATTAAATCCATATTCTTGAATTTTTTTTGTTATTTCTATTGATTTGTTTCTTGGTAAAGATTTTTCTCCGCATTCAATGTTTCGCATGTAATTGTAGGAAAGGTTAAATTTATTACAAAAATCCTTTAGACTAAGATTAAAAATTTCATCGCGCAAAAATTTTAATCTTTTTGAAGCATCACTCATAAAACTCCTTTTATTGAAAAAGATTAAACTATAGTCTAATAAAAAATTTTACTGTAAAATAATATTTTTATCAATCTAAGTATTAATATTATTATTGGTAATCTATTATATATTATGTATATTTTTAAAATAGGCATTATTTATATAAATTTTTGAGAGGTTGTTAAATTACCAATAGTTATGAGACACATGATTCGAGCGAGCTGTATTGCAATTTGCAATGATTGCGATATTTTTAAAATATTTACGCGAGGATTTCATATGAGAATGCTAAATTTGCTACAAGCATCAAAATATTCAAATGTATCTGTAACAAGCGTTAAACGCTGGATCGATGAAGGAAAATTGCAAGCTAAATCAAAACAAGTCGGGAAAAAATTGGAATGGAAAATAGATGAAAAAGAATTAAAAGAATTCTTAGAGAAAAGGCCTTTGCTAAATACACAGATATATTCTGACAAGGATTTACTTGTTGAGAGTGTGCAAGAGTTAAAAAGTTTTATTGAAATATATAAGCAAGAAAATGCTGAATTAAAAGAAAAACTATTAATTATTACAAAATTCAACGAGAAATTAATTCAGCATAATGAGCGGTTGTTAGAAAATAATTCGGAGCTACAGAAACAGTTAATACATTTGACGCAAAAATTTATTGATAAATTTAACTGATTATGCGGCGGTTTCTTTTGCAAATTCCTTTTCTAGATTTTTGATGTGTGATTCTAATTTATTTAGAGGAACTCCGAGGCATAAATTGCTATATTGTTTGTATACCGCGACTAAATTTTTGATGTCTTTTTGATCTAATGATTTGATTGATTCAAGCGCTTTCATAATTGATTTAAAAATAGCGCGATGATTTTCATTCTCATTGTTGTACTGTTCGTCATCAACTAATTCAGCATCAACCGATTTTTGCTCAGGCATTTTATCCAAAACTTTTTGCGATTGTGCAATTTTATTTGCGACTATTTTTTGTTGTACAGCGGGTTTTTTTGGGTCTACTTTTTGTTCAACTATTTCATTTTTAACAGGCTCAATTTTTTTAGTTTCTTCCTTAATTACTGGAGCTTCTATTGCTTCATTCTGTGCTTGAGCCATCTCATCTGTAGTATACAGACCCGAAAGATCGTTTGGAAATGCTTTGCGTAATGCCTGAGATTCTGCGCATTTTCCTAACATTAATTCAGGGAATTTTTCCCACATCGCCGAAACATAAAATTTTTGGGTTTTTTTGTCTTTATATGTTTGCACGTACGAATCCCATTTTGCTATTGCATACGTGGGAGCACTATATCCCTTGCGGTACACGCCGACTTTTGCAGCGTACGGGTAATCCTTTGATGTCCATATTTCAGTCCATACACCATCCCTACCGCAGAACAACGTCGTGGTTTGTCCCGCGTAATCAGGATTTCGCGCTGCTATTGTTCTAAATCCATCAATCGATGTTTGAATAGTGCCAATTTCTTTTTCGTCCTTAGTGCTCCATCTGTGTATTAAATAAATTTGGCGTGAAAATGGATCTAATCCTGTGCGGGCACATACATATAAAAATAGTTTAAATTCTGCATCAGTTGCTTTCGGCGATATTAAGCCTTTAATTACAGTCTCTTCCTCTTTTGTAAAATAACTCACTGAACCATCATTTTTTTTAACAACTGAATTTTCTTTGCGAACTACTACGTTAGTCATAACTGTCTCCTCGTTTTCCGTTCTGGAAGTGTCATCACTATGATGACAGTGGTACTTTACAGTACGAACAAAATGTTGTCAACTTACAAGTTATAAAAATAATTTACTTATATACTTGACAAAGTCATTTTTAAGTGTACGATAAAAAAGTTCATAGTGAACAAACACAATCCTTTAAATGGAGACGCTGACATGGCTAAAAAAACGCCTGATCTTGCTATCGCAAAAATTCCTCTTGCTGAATCTCAAAAGATCCTCTCTGAATATCTCGAGTATATAGATATAATGGATGGTGAGATCCCTGACGAATTAATTCCTACTGTAAACAGCATTGAACTTACAGCACAAGCTAGCGCAGACAGATGTATATACGTAATAGAAGCATTTGAAAATCAAATTAACTATTATGATGAGCTTATCAAATCTATTAAAGAAAAACAAAATAGGCTTAATAAAGAGAAAGATAAAATTTATAATAAAGCGCTCACAGTAATGAAAAATAACAATATTTTAGAAATTAATGGCACAGTAAAATCTTTTAAAATTAAGCAAAAAGCAGGCGCAGAGGCGATCAACTGGAACGTTGAATTTAAGGATGAAAAGAATATAATTTCAGAAGATCAATTGTCCTTAATTCCAGCGGAATACGTTGAAGAGAAAACGGTTTACGTAGTGAATAAAAAAAGCCTCTCTGACGCGATCAGAAAAGGTGAAAATCTTGAGTGCGGAGAAAAAGCTGGTCGTGAAGAAATTTTAAAAATTGTTTAATTTTAAATAAATATTTTGATATAAAAAGGAAAAAAATATGTCAGGTGTTAATAAAGTGATTCTTATTGGTAGACTTGGGCAAGAGCCAGAAATTAGAAGTACAGCAGGAGGACAACAGGTCTGCACTTTAAGTTTGGCGACCAGTGAGTCATGGATAAAAGATGGCAATAAAGAAGAAAGAACAGAATGGCACCGTGTTGTTCTTTGGGGAAGACAGGCTGAGAATGCGCATAAGTATTTAAAAAAGGGGCGCATGGTTTACATTGAAGGCAAGTTACAAACACGCTCTTGGCAAGACCAGCAAGGACAGAAACGATATACGACTGAAATTGTGGCTACAGCTATGCAATTTCTTGAGGGTGGGTCTTCAAATAAGAGCAGCGATTATGTAAATGAGCAGTATGAAAATCAGGTTTCGTTTAGCGAAAATTCGCAGCCGATTGACGACGATATACCGTTCTGAGTGGACTGAAAATTCGCTCAATTATATATTAATTAAATAAAAAATTCTTAAACGAGAGCATGGATATGAAGCAAAAAGCAATAATTGTAGATCTAGATGGAACTCTAGCAGACTGCGAACACAGAAAACAGTTTATAACTGGCGGTAAAAAAGATTGGAAATCGTTTTTAAGGGACGAAAATATTATTCAAGATAAACTGAATGTGTGGTGCGCGACTATCATTGAAAAATTTAAATCATCTCACAAAATAATATTGGTCACTGGTCGTAATGAGTTTACGCGTGCTATAACAAAGGAATGGCTAGCTAATAATGATCAGCACTACGATTTGCTCTTAATGAGAAAAAACGATGATTATCGACAAGATGCGCTTGTGAAGGAAGAAATCTACAAACTGCACATTCAGCCACGATTTGACGTGCTTTTTTGTATTGATGATCGTAAACAGGTTGTTGATGCATGGCGAAAACTGGGACTTGTATGTTTACAGTGTGATGAAGGCCAATTCTAATAGAAATGACTAAAATATGAGCAATAATAAATCTCTGTATCTCAAAAATCAGGATGCTAATCTACAACGCGAATTGAGAATGCTGAAACTTCCGCTGACTGTGAAACAACTAGATCCGCAGTTTGTGGAAACTGTTGCAAGCATAATTGCTACGTTTAAAGATGGGGATCGTTTATCTGAAAGCCAGAAACGCGGCCTTGCTATAATGCTCATAAAAGCGGAAAAAATTAATGACGCAGATTTTGCAGAGAAACAGATTGCTCATATTATAGATAAAACTAAAAAACATTATAATAAAAAACGTGGGAATAACAAAAAATTAATTCATGTTCCAAATTTTCTAATCTATCATATTAAAAAAAGAATAGGATTTTGGACAATAAAATTGCTAATAAAATGCCTTAAAAATCCAAGAGAAGCTCATCCTGCTTTTGTAGCTCATGCTTGTGGAGCATTAAAAGCGATGGGGAAAGAAAAGGCCGTAGCTGCGTTTAATGAGTCTCCAGAAAAACTTTTTAAACTGATTTTTGAGCCAGAATATTATGAGCAGGGATATTTTCATCGTTCTATTTTTTTAAAGTGTCAGGGGAAGGGGCATGAACAAAAGCGGATTATTAGGGAGAGGAAAGCGACGTAAATGAACAATAGTGAAAATAAAATGACTTCTGAACTTAAACCAATATATCCAAAAAACATGTTGCCTGAAATTGATTATAATGAATTAGAAAATCCTAATTTTTTTTCTTGCAATATTGTTGACTTAGAATATGGCACAATGGATCATTTATATCATTTTGTAGATGAGTTAACGAAAATTTTAAATCAAGAGAAAATGGTTCAGAGTCCAGAAATTATGATCGCTCACCTGTGTTCTTATCTAGGATATTTAACATCGGCGAGCATTAATCCTAAAAAATCTCCAGAGTTAATTCCTCAAATTCACAAACTTATTGAATCTGAAGCAGAGAAATCATATCAAATATTTTCAAAGTATTTAATAGATCATCATAGTAAAAGCAAAGAAGAAAAAGAAAAACAATTTTCTGAGTTACGAAATAACACGCCCAGCAGCATTGTTGCTCAAACCCTTCGATTAGGTAGAGACATTATTGATTCAATTGATATACTCAAATCTAATTCTTTTTCTTATGACAAAAATAAAATTTTTTGCCCTCCAAATTTATTTCTTAATTTAATGAAGAAACAATCAAAAGTATTAAAAAAAGAATGGCGAGATCGGCTTTCGATGTTATTTGTTATCAATCAAATTTGTGTACAAATTGGGTGGGTAATGGGCTACTATGGATTCTATGATAAAAATTTTCCAAAAAAGTACCTAGAATTTGGATTGCCTTGCATCGAGCTTTTCTCGGAATACGGGCTGATGTCTTCTTTGTCTTAAAGGAGCCTTGGGCGCTTTGGAGGCTGAGTAGATGGAACTCTAAATTTAGCAAGTTCTGAAGTAATTTTTTCATTTTTTTGTATATCATTTTTAAATTTCATGCTGCTTTATTCCTAATAAGCAATTCAAAATATTCTTTATCAAGATCGCAATTGATTGCCTTTTCAAATCTTGATTTATAAAAATTTGGGAATAATAACTCAGTTTTTACAGCATCAAGTAATAGATAACACAGCATTTTACTAGGCTTTCTTCCTTTTATAACATTTGTTAATGTGCTTCTATCAATTTTTAAATACGATGATAATTTATTCATATTTACTCCAAGAAAATAAACTATTCCCTTTACCTCTTCAGATGTTAAAATATCTTTTTTCTGCGTCTTAACATAAAATTTATAAGCAACAATTCGTTCTAGACGATTAACTTCATTATAACTAATTGTTTCTATATCATCTATAATCTCAATTTTCACATCTGTATTTATTCTGCCGAGTAAGCTTATATATTCATAATTTTTTTTAATTTTCATTTTATACTCTCCTAAAAATATGTATAACTAGAATATCATTTTTTAATATAATAGCTGCTTGTACATCTCTTTTAAGTTCATCTTTGCACTCATATAAGAAACTTCCTTTTACTGAGCTTGGAAACTTATTGTTGTCAGAAAGACGTCCCTTAGTGTGCTGAATTAAATAAATTATCTCTGAATTAGTGAATAATCTATCTTTATGATCATTTTGCACGTGAAGAGAAAGAGATATTTTACCTTGTGATCTTAGACTGTTAAATAGCATCCTTGCTTCTGTAAGTTTCACAAAACCCCCTTTATGTTGTACTATACAACATAAAGGGCTATAAGTAAAGCTTTTAAGTCGTATTTCTTTTATTTTTACAATCAATTGATGGGCAAAAAATATAAAAAATTTGACCCACGTTTGCTCACTTCAAAAATTGCTGTTACATTATTTATGCATAAATATAAAATCTATATTTATGCAATTAAATTTATTTATGTTTATAAGAATAAATATTTATGCTTTTATTATTGTTTATTTATGCAATAAACAGATTTTACACTTTAAAGCTAAAATATTTATGCTTTAATACACAAAGGAGATGTTATGGAATTTCTACCTAGTTTTATCTGCTCAGCACCTAAAGAAAAGGAATTGCTAAATAAACAATCAATAGTAATTGATGACAAGGGAATTGAAACTGTGGTCGGAGAGTTAGCGCAAACCCTGAATCCTCATAGCCCACGCATTTTTGGTGGTACTTTAGAGAGTGACCACTATCAGACATTGTTAAAAGCAGGACTTGCTCGCGCTTTGGGAGAAGGGACGCATGTTGTTTCGCTTGCTATGAGCGTGCCTTTCCAGTTTATGGATCAATTTAGAGACCAGGTAGGCGATAATACCCTCGCAAGAAATAAATTAGCCCTCCTTAAAGAAACAGTTGCAAACATCCGTTTTAAAGACAAAGCTACGGACTCAAATTGGAAAAGTTGTGAAATTATTATCCAAGAGGAACCAACAATTGCGTATGAGTTTTTAGCGTCTATGCTTAACATTCCACTTGATGCAAAAACATTTTTATACTGGCACATAGGCCATGGTGACTGGCAACAAGCAAGTAAAGTAGATGGCAAAAACCTACCCGATTCGTACGCGCGAGTAGAAGGACTTACAGGGGCTATCCAAGTTTTTTCTGATCAACAAAATTTATCTTCAAGTGAAGCGATTAATTCGTGGCAGCTAGGAACCATGCCAGAAAAGAATGGAATGAACGGTAAAAGAATTGATTGCTTAAAAGAAAAAGAAACAGCGGCAAGGCAATTTATACGTTCTGTAATTGGCGAGCTTTTAAATAAAAACGCTCGCTACAAAGACAGAGCAAAAAATATTGTAGTCTCTGGGGGAGCAGCAAAAGATCATGTATTTATGTCAGTATTAAAAGAGATCGCAAAAGGTAACGGATATAGCATTATTTTGATGACCGAGCTGGTTGAAGATTTAGATCATACGTTTAGTGTTGTTTTAGGACTTTCTAAGCTAAAATCAAACTACAAACATGTAAGCATCGATATCGGCAACTCGAGCGTGAAGGTAGCAGTTGTATGAGTGAAGAAAAAAAATTTTATCAAATGAGACTACCCGACTCGGAAGAAAACTCTGACGTATTAAATTTTATTAAGAATGCTAAAACATCGTTCAATAGCTCAAAAATTAATTTTCCGAGAGGTCAAAAATCTCAGGCAGACCGTGCAATTTGGTTAATGAATTATGCGCTAGATATGTTGTCGAGAGAAAATAAAGTCGAGGGTGCTAGTACGGCAGATAATATGAAGCAAGAGGTAATAAAAGATAAGAATGATTTTCTATCTTTACTGAAGTAAAATAAAACTCAGGAAAACAAACTTCAATCCTTATTTGGAAAGAGTTTTTCTCTTAATGCTTCATTTATTTTATCATTAATTATTTCTCCTTTTAAATTATTATTCATTTCTTTAAAATGGTCTAATTCATCATTACATACAGGGCAAGTGTAAATACCTTTTGATTCTATACATTTATTATTGCCACATTTATTACAAATAAAACCTTTATTCTTATCAAAAATAATTGTCATTTATAAATCCTTAATTATAGTTATAAATATTTAATTAATCTTTTCTGGCATAATAATAATTGAATGAAGAGTGCTGTCAGAAACAGCAACTATTTTACCTTGAATTCTTTTTATCTCACCTGAAGAAGCCATTTCTCTTTGTTTTAAATCTAATACTAAGCCTATAAAAGTATTTGAAGCTGAACAATAAACGCCTTCGAATTCAATCTTATCTCTCTTTAAATTAAGCCCATTTAATTTTTTAATATTACAATGAGAAACTGTGGCAATTACTTCTTTGCCTATATATTTTTCAGGATTTGCAAGAACTTTATCTTCTGTAAACGCTAAAGAATCTGCATTTCCACCTTCAGATACCTTATTTAAATTAAAATCAACAGAAGCAAAAGCAGAGGACGAAATCATTAAAAGTGGTAGTAAAAATTTTTTCATGATTACCTCGTTTGTTGTTATTGAATAAAACTAATTGAGGTAATCAAATTATTTAAAAAAAGTCAATATAATCAAACACAATTTTAATTTATTTTTTCAAAAGCTCGTTGCTATTATTTTCTTAATTTTAAAATATTATCAAACAGAAACATTATTTAATTTATCTAACAGCTTTTTAGAATTACCCTCGGAATTTTGAAACATTTTTTTAGTATATTCTACCATTCCGCAACGAAAGAAAAATGCTTTTTTAAGATCTTCGTTTAAAAAATGAGATAGCCATAAATTTAGACCATATTCAGTGTGTGTTTCTAAGCCTTTTATGTAGAAATCTTTTTTTAGTTTTGCTTGAATTATTTTATTATTGCATGGTGTGTGACAGCTAATTATTTCTACAAATCCCATGCGTTTGCAATACTCAATTATTTTTTTCAGGTAATCAGAGTATAGTCCTTTGTTTCTGTAATCAGAATGTACAACAGAATTACGCATATAATAAACATCAATGTCTTTTTGTTCGCCCCTAAAAAGAGCGATGATTTTATTTTTATCTCGGACAACTAAATTATTGCAAATGTTATTTGACTCACTAGTCAGAGCCAATTTTAGACGCAATTTTTTTTGCTTTTCATCTAACAATTCTTCTCTAGTAAAAAACATTTCATTGGGGTAATGATCAATAAATTCTCGATAATAAATATCCCAATAAGTATCAACATCAACTTTTTCAATCGAATATTTATCTAAAATCCCGTTCTTAAATACGTCATTAAAAATATAATTATTTTCTAATTCTATTTCCTTTTTTAAAATCAAATCCATTTGATCCTCGTAATTAAAATTCTAATCGATACGTAGCACCGAGTTTGAATTGATTATTGTTTTTTCTTAACTCATGATCAAGTCCTAAAAAAATCCATAAATTACTATCCAATCTGTAGCCTAATTTTAGCGCAATATTTAAATCTGGATTAATTTTAGGAATGGCAGAAAAATTCGGAACCTCATTTTTTAAACTCGATTCAGCCTCAAAACTAAATTTTTTTAACGCTGTTTTAAGCTCGATTTTTTCAGTGGCATGTATGTTTTCCTGCGAGATATCTATTTTTTCAGCCACAGCCTCGGAAACGACTGATTTTTGCATTTGCACTTTTTCGTGCACTTTTAGCGTACCATTTTTAGTTTTAATAATGTCACGTGTTCTAATTTGATTAAATTCTGAGCGTAATTTTAAACGCTCGTGTTCTATTGCTAATCGAGTAGCCTCTATATCAATTACACGTTCAATTTTTATTTCAGCAGGAATTTTAGACACTGTTTTCCGTGCAACAATAAATGATGTTGCAGCTATTGCAGTAATCAGAATATAATTTGTTTTAGAATTTATCCGATTTTTAAACATTGTTTCCTATTGCCTGCATGATTGTATGATACGTGCACCCAGCCAGAAAATTCGTTATCTTTTTTAACGTGCTCTAATATTAATTGATCAAATTTAAAATTATTTTTTATAAAATTGAAAAGGTCAGGATGACTCATATTTTCAACCGTAATGTCAGCAGCATGACCCGATTTATGTTGTGAATTATTTACACCGCCGACTAATTTGTTTAAAGATTCACAGCGATAACCTGACAAAATTTGAATAGGTTTTCCCAGTTTTAAACGAATAGGTTCCAGCAGGTTTTCACACAAAATTGATAGGTTTTTAATAACATCATCATTTGCTTTATTTGTAATGTTATTTTTTATTGCAGTGTCAGAATATTCAAACTCATATAGTGAAAAATGTTCTGATAAATTCATCTAATTTTTCCTTTTACTTCAATTTTAATAAGCCTTCTCTCGTGGTCTTTAATTGAATTTTGTAAATCAGCTTGCATGATTTTAAAATCTGAAAACTGTTCTTTTAATTGTGTTAATGCTGCATTAGTTACTGTTATATTTTCATTAAATTGTTTGACCTGTTGATTTGCAACTTGAAGCTGCGTAGTGAGTGAATCAGAATAATATTTGTTACTCTGTCCTGAATTTTGAAATACTAAATATGTTAATAGACTAGAAAAACCTACACTTAATAAAACTAATAAAAACATTAGTAAAAACGGAGACGCGTGGTTATTTGATAAACTATTTACCAACTGCTTTCCTGTTCCTGCTATTTCATCTTTTAAATCTGTCATATTTCTCCTTTTTTTTATCCTATTTTTATTGCGTTAATTTGATAAAATACTTTGTATAAATCTATAGCTGTGTCATTTCTGATGTATGGAATTGTAAAACATAAATCTTTAACGTAGTAATTTGTGTCTACTGGAACATCAATTACGCATGAATAACCGACATTTTCAACTGCAGTTCCTAGATTTCCCTGCTCATATTCTTTTGCTAAAAAGGAACTGTATAAATTGTTTCCAACTCCCTCGGAAGCAAGAATTTTTTTTACATTTTGCTCATTTAAATTATCAGAAAATTCAGCTAGCGAGCCTTTAATCGGCGTTATTCCGCAAACAAAAATTGGGGATTGAAATTTGTTTTCTAGTTGAACATCTCGGTTTGAAATTGATTGCCTGAATGTAATAGTAAAAAACCATCTTCCTTTGGGCACAACAAATGATTTTAAATCATGCCATTTGTTTAGTTCTAATTGTTTTTCTTTGTCTGAAATTGACAAATAAGAAATGTTTGTATTAATGCTAGAAATTTTTTCGTCTAAATATTTGATCCATTTATACACTAAATTCCTGAACCAATTTTCGCCACGTAGTGACGGAATATCTGTTAATCCTGTAGTAGTATCTATAGAATATCCAATTTTTCTTTTCTCTATGCTGGGTGCCTTAATTAATGAATCCGCATTACTCGCCCATTCTGGAAATTCTGCTGGTCTTTCTGTCATTTAATTACTCCAATTCAAAAGCAAAACGTCCGCCAGTTTCTGGATTCTCTTCAATTCCGAACCCGCGCGGTTTGATTAATTCATTTTCTGCAAACATGAACGGACTGTCTAAAATATAAAATGCGTTTAAACGAGTACCAGCGAGTTTTGCGCTCTTGAGCGCTTTTAAAACATGCGCAGGTTTAGATAATGGACTTGGATTTTGTGCAGCAATGCAAATAACGAAAGGATCAGGCTCGAATAAAAAAACTTTTTTCGGATTTGTTAATAATCTAAAAATCTGGATTAAGTCTTCAATCAATCCCTCGGAAATATTTTCACAAATTGTCGCATCTATTACCTGTATATATTGCTCATCACTGAGACCTTGACGCTCAATTCCAAGAATTTCCCCATATTTATCGAGTGTAAATCCTGTTGAATCTCTGTATTTTAGATTGTAGAGTTCCCAAATAACGTTTTCTATATCCTGAAACCCACTAATATTTGATTCAATCAAGGCTTTAAATTTAGGTTTGTTTTGAAATTGTTTCAGCAGCCTTTTTATAGATAAATCAATGTGATTATCAATTTTTTCCATCTTTAATCCCACGCCTTAAATGTGATTCGAGTTGAGTCAAATTTTGCATATTCGATTGGCTGGATTTGAATGTTTGCGCTTGACGTAGGGTTAGGATTTGTGCCTTGATTTATTTTAATTCCAACTATTCCTGCAACGCTATTAATAGGCACATATAGCGAGGAGTTGATAACAGATTTACCGATTCCTAGATTTTTGTTTGCGTATTCTAAGAGTGATTTCTTTATTAATTCGTGTCCATCTGCGGGAAATTCTGATGTAGTTTGTATCGATATTTCTAGATAAATAAGTTTTTCTCGAGGTCTTGAGAATGAGACCTCACGCATAATTCCCTCCGAATCCCTGACTTTTAAAAATATTCCTGTTTCCTTTTCTGAGAATGTTTTAATTCCACCGCCACGGCTATTTACAATTGCGTAAGCGATCTCTTCAGGTTTCCCGCCCTCGACAAAAATTTGAATGTGTCCGTTTGGTATTAAATTTGAGTCGTCAGGATTTAACAATATAACAGCAGTAACACCCAAATTTTTTTTAATTGCTCCGACGATTCCTTTTGTTGTCGCTGATCCCGCTCGTTGTAATAGCTGTAAACGTCTGATTCGAGTATCACTCTCTGTCTCTTCGTCCTGCCCTGCTATCGCATCTAATTTGTTTGTGCATGAGTCAATCCCATAAATTGGATTTAAAATTTTATTAATTGTGCCTGATAATGCTTTTATATTGCCCAGTGTTGTGCATTCTGCTTCTGTTTCTACTTCTCCATTGTCACCAATTATTGCATTTTCCTTCGTTGCAAATTGATACGACGTTCCCACGATTCCCACACATGTTTGTGCTGGTATTTTTGTTCCAGCTTTACCTTTAAACGTAAGCAAAACTCTTGATGCAGTGGCGCTTAGCATTTTAATTCCATTCAAACTAATCGAGTTTTGAAAAGGAATTCCTGTTGACGTATTTGGAAAAAAAGATACGAAAACTTCCTGTAATGCGTCCCACAATAGAGATTGTTTTTCTGCTGTGATTGTTGTTATATTTCCAATTACAGATGTAGGAGAATCATCAATATTTTGGTTTATTTTATTTTTAAAACTCTCGACAATTTCTTCTCTACAAGTATTAAAATCTTTTGATACAAATCCTTCATTTGTGATGCCATATTTTTTCATAATATCTCACCCAGTCTAGTATTATCTAATTTAATATCTCCGTAATTAGTTACTGCGTGTATTTTAAATTCAGCAATTCGATTTTTACGATCTAGTTTTTTTGTCTCACATGTGACTGTTTTAATGCCTTTTATTTGCATTATTTGGTCTTTAATGTAGATAGCTAATCGTTCTTCGTCGAAATCTTTATTTGCGAGCATGTTAAACCATGTTAATCCAATAGATGGATCTAGAAACCATTCTCCATATATTGTTTTCAGAGTTATTTTTATTTTTTGCGCATAATAATCTAAATTATTTGTCGTTAAAACAAGATCGCCCGTGTGATTAAATTCTAAATCTCCATTGTAATCTAATTTAATATCGATCATTTGATTGTACCTGTGGCAACTCCAATTACAGGACCACCAGATGACGGCGCATTTAATCCAGTGCTTGGAACCGTAACAATTAATAAGGGCAATATTTCGTCTATTGATTTCGCAAATGCTTCTGCCTGTTTATCTAGTATCAACATATTTGCGTCTTTATCTGTCATGTTTAATGCAGATAAAAGATTTTTTTTATAAATTTGCTTTCCAATTGATGATGAATAGGGCATTAACGTTCTCCATAAAAATGATTAGATGTTATATTTGTCAATGGATTATCTAAATAAATCTGTTTATTTTTCTTTAATTCAATTTGAATTTTTTTTAATTCTGCAATGAGAGAAGGAGAAGCAGGAACGGGCGAACCCATGTTTCCCACGCCGATATTCTTTTGTAATGCTTCTGTTATATTGTTGAGTGACTCAATTAATGTATCTGCAAATTTAATTAATGTGTTACCTAGTACCATGGGCTCATCGGGAGAGAGTAATTCAGTTGCGACAGAGCCACGGGCAGAGAAATAAATTTTCCCGTCTGGTGATAATTTAATTTGTGATAATGTATTTGCTATTTGTATTGCATTACTATCTACGCCAAGAATAGGCATTAAAAAAGGATAGAAACCAGGCAATGCAACTGCGTCAGTCAATGCATGTTTTCGCATATCATCGTGATCAACTAATCCTCCGATTTGTGAAAATGTGTCTATTGATTTTTCGTTAAATATTAATAATACATAGTCGCCAACATTAACAGGCATATGGATAAACGATAATTTAGTACGAGGGAAAATAACAGGTACGGCCTGAATTATGGGTAATGGAGTCGGAATAGGAATTGGAATTAACTCGTCCTCAACTCGTTCCATAAAACACGGCTGAACATCTGCTTTCTGGAATTTTTCATCATATGCAGTGATTAATGCAGGCATTGCTGTATGAATACCATCAATTCTTTTTTCAATTGCATCAAAAATAATTTGTGAAAAAGAAGGTGTGGTCATAATAATTTTTTCTCTTCAGTTTCGAATGTTGTATGCCAATCGCCTTCGTGTGTATCGCCCGTATGAGTTACTTTTGTGGGAGTATATAAACCCTTTAAATAAACACTGTCTAAAAATAATTTTTGCATAGGTGCAATGTCGGGTTGTAATAAACACGTTCCTTTAATTCCATTGGACGTAACCTCTGGTGAGCCAATTAATCCGCTCGCAGAGCTTAATCTAACGATATTTGTCACAACTCCTTTTTTTTGTATTTCCAGCATTCCGTTGTGTATTTGCCATTCATAATTATTAATAGTTAGAATATCGTCTAAAATTTTTGTTGCGCTTCCGTGAGCGGTATAGCCCTTTTTAAATGTGTTGGGAGCTGCAAATAATCCTTTTACACCTTTAATAACTTTATCTTTTAATAGTGTTGCTGTTGCGGCTGAAAAAACTGCATTATGCGGAGTTTTCTCAGGAAATGATTTGCTCATTGATGATTTATTATAAGCCTCATTTCCATCGCCAGACTCTATTTTTACAATCCAATCTGCATCTTTTTTTTCTCTAACTGCTCTAACTATTTTCCCGTAAAATAACAATTTATTTGCAGAATATCCCCAACCTGTTTCAATTGTAACTGCCATGTTTTTTTGTGTGCAAAAATTAAACGATTTATCGCTCATATTATAAATAGATATTTTTGCGCTATTTTGCACTTTTTTTTCATTAGATTTTTGCACTTCAAAAGCTATTCGATGCTCAGAAAATGCGAGTCCGATTCCTCCGATTTCGGGTGCAATAGTCACTCGTGCGGCTCTAATAAATTGTTGGGGTTCTTTTGGTATTAATGACATTATTAAATAACTCCGTCATAATATAGTTGTACTCGTGTTCCAAAATCTTCTAATTTCGGTGGAATTGATTTGCCAGTAGTATCTACTGCATATAAAAAACCTTTTGGCAAATTTGAATTTTTGTATTGATAAAATAAAGGAAAATTTAAAATAATAGGGACGCTAGAAATAATTAAATTATTGTTAGAATCATAGAGGCTGAGAAAAAAGCGTTGCGCCCTAATGTTCCAATAAAATTCTAAATTATAAACAATCCCGTCCAATGGCACTGATATTTCAAAATAGTGGTTGTTTGTAAGCACAGGTATTAGAAACGTAGTCATAAAAAACCTCTCTAAATTAGTTTTAGAGAGTTCAGAACGGACTGTCTAAATTAAAAAATGTGATCTAAAATTGATCTGTCTTTTGAGATCGGATTTTTAGCCCCACCTGCCGATTTTGTTGCTGCATTTAACGCTCCAGCAGCAGGAACTTTTGGTAATCCACTCGTTAATACCATCGTATATTCTACGGGCACCGTGATTTTTTTCTCAAACGTTGCTTCAAATTCTAAATGATTTGCGTTTGATATATCTCGATTTGCTGTCAATGATGTCATCACCATATCTGAATAATTCGCTAAACCTGTGTATAAATACATTGGTTCTTTTGCTTTAAATAAATCAACCAATTCTCTCCATTTATTTTTAACAAAACCCTCAGATGTTGTTAGTTTTAAACCTCCGAGTATTTCTAATTTTAATGGACTACAAATCCCTTTTATATTAATTTTTGGAGGATTTAGCACTATATTATCAGTAATACTAGATCCCTCCTCGACTGGATTTTTTGTTGCATTTGCTTCGTACGAATGAGTCTCTGACATAGAAACATCAATTTTTATATTTTGAAATTGCAAACAAGGCTCGCCAGTTTTAAAAAAACTCATAAAAGACATAGCTATGTTGCTCCGTAAATATTTTGTTTAGCTGCACGCATTTGAGAATTCCAAAATTCATTTAAATTTTTATTCATGGCGCTAGCGATTTCTTGCGGATTACTCTGTGATGATACATTTACGTTGATTGGAGAACTAATTGAATATGTAATATTTTTTGTATCATTTTTTGTTTGAGTGTTTGGCGTAAAATTTGGAATTAGAGAGTTATTAAAACTAGCACTTCCTATTGTTTTATTTTTGTTTTTTAAATTTTTTGAATCAAGTTCTTCAACACTATTCTCGTACAAAATTTTGCCTTTTGTTTCGCCTAGTTCATTATCAAACCCGAATAAATTTTTGCTCCAGTCCCAAAAGTTTTTACCCACATGTTTAAGCCCAGCCCACGTTTTATAGATAAACCAATCAATAAATTTTAGAATATACGGTTTTAAGAATTCTATTGTTTTACTGCAAATATCTTTAAATCCGTCCCAAAACTTGGCAAACCATATTGGAGCATTTTTAATTAAATAACTAAAGAATTCTTCTATTTTTCTTTCTACATATCCAAGCATTTCATCAAATTTTATGCCAATTTTTTTAAAATATTCGACGAATGTATTAATCATATTGTTTATTGCTTCAAATATTCCGACGAGTCCATGTTCCGATATCGGATTAAATACATTTGTATTAAAATATTTACATACACTATCCCACATTTCTATAAAATATTGTTTAACATTACCCAGAAATTCGAGTACTTTTTTTTCTACCGCTTTATAATCTCCAAACATTCTGCCTAGCAGCGAATCGCCTCCACGCATCCAGACTAAAAAATCATCGATTAAAAGAAAAACTCCAACAAGCGCCGCACCGATTAACACTGCCCATCCACCGATTAGTCCAACTAGCCCAGCGATAGCTCGAGCAATTAATCTAAATGCTCCGCCTAGTCCTCGGCCTCCGAATACTCTCATTAATACTCGGCCAAATTTAAGCAAATACGCAAAAAATCCGACAAATTTTGATTTTAATTTTCCTAGACTTTGTCCAATTTTTCCAAATACGCCAACTTTTCCTCCTTTTCCTAGTATTATATTGCCTAAAACTCCAAATATTTTCCACGTCGCAAATAGTCCTAATATTAATGCTAACGTATTTAATGATATACCCATGTCATCTAATATTTTAATAAATCCAGTTAATATTCTATATGATGTAGATATTATTTGCACAAATATTTCTAGCCCATCGGTCACGCCTTTAAAAAATTTTTCTATGCCCTGCCTTATTAACGCCTCGTTTTTTTCATACCAATCAGTTATTCTGAGAATTAATTTGTTCATGAATGGTAGCAATACCATGCCGATCGATAGTTTTAATCCGTTCAGCATAGATGTTAATCTGCGAAAATTTTCGTTCATTTCTGTTAAACGTTTTATTTGATTGTCACTCAGCACATTACCCGAACGTTGTGCTTCGTCTCCTAATGCGCGTAGATGTGCAGAACCTTCACGCAAAAAAGGCAACATTTTTCTGCCACTATCTCCAAATAATGCACTCGCAAGCGCTGCTCTTTTAATCGGCGACTCAATTTTTGCAAACCGATCACTTACATCACTCAATATATCTGATACTTTTCTCGATTGGCCGTGACTATCTTTTAATGCAATTCCGAGTTTTTTAAACTGTTCTTGGGTCTCGCTTAATTTCCCATCTTTTGAGTCTTTTAATGTTTGAAACAGACTACCGAGAGAACTAGCCATCTCTTGCTGATTTATGCCTGAAATTTTCGCAGCATATGCTAATCGCTGATATTCATCTGTAGCCATGCCGATTATTTCTGCATTTTTGTGCACTTCTTCTGCATATTTTGCAGTTGAAAATGCTAAATATCCAACAGCGGAACCAGCAGCCACGATCGCGCCCGTTAATACAACAGTAACGGCTTTTAATGTAGAAATTGATTTAGCCATTGAATTTGTGCTGCTATTAACGCTAGCAGCGAGGCTTTTAAATAATTGCCCGAAACCCTGCACAGCAAATGCGGCGCTTAAAAATGCTGGGTTAACAAACAAAATTTGCGACGTTAACATGCGCATATGATCAGTAAACGAATTAATATTTGCGCCAGCCGCTTTGCTTTTAACTGCTAATTTTGAGAGCGATTCGTTTGTGTTATTTATTGCGTTTTTCTGTGAATTATTATTAACATTTAATTTTTGCCCTAATTTTTCAGCCAATTCTGCATTACGTTTTAATAATAATTCTTTTTTTATTAGCGAGGTATTGATTGCATCCTGATCTTTTTTCTCTTGTTTTAACGCTATAGATGCATAATCTTTGAATGAGTTAAATTTTGCACCCTGAGAGATTAAATCTTTATACATATCAATATGCGTGTTAAAATCTGTAAATGATCCAAATTTCAACCCGTCTCTATGCATATCTCTGTACATTTTATCTAGCTGTCTAAACTCATCAAACGATTTAAATTTTAGCCCCTGAGCAAGCGCTGCTTTGTATTGATCCCATGCCTGCGTAGCATCTTTCGTTATTTTGTAAACATTACCCATGCATATAGCTGCATTATTAATGTTATTTGTATTTAATTTTGGAGCATTAGCAGCAAATTCTTTTTTGTATTTATCAGAAGCAGTTAGTTTTTTATAGTCCTCTGCTTGTTTAATTAGCACTTTATATTTATTGATAGCGTCGTTTAAATTTGCTGAATAATTTGGAATATTTTGATTTAAATTAGATGATTTACCCAGTGAAACGGAATGAATATTCTGATTTGATTTTTTTGCATTTATGTTTTTAACGACTTCATCAATATTTATATTTGGATTTTTTATTGTAACATTTTTGTATACTTGTTGTATTTCTTGTTTATGTTTGTCGGGAACTGGCTTTTTATTGCTATTTTTTGGTACAATATTTTTTTGATTTGATGTTTGAGTTGTGTTGATTTGTTTGTTTAAATCTAGTTCTTTTTTCTTTTTTTCTATGTTTTTATCAATTACATCAGATTTTTTATTCTCTGTTTTAATCTCTCTATTGTTTATATTAATAGAAAGTGCTTTTTGCTTTAGCAGTGTTTTAAGATTATCTATTTGAGTTTTTTGTATGCCAATAGTTTTAATAAATTCCTTCGCTGACGACGCCATTTTTTTATTAACGTCATCTGCTGATATACCCAGTGATTTTGCCTCAACTTTAACATTATGCAATAATTTTTGGAGATTTTTTAAATGTTTATCGTTTATTTTAAAATCGATTTGTATTTGTAAATCTTGAATTACTGTCATTTATTTAAACTCTCGTTAGCTATATGTTCAGATTCTTCTTTTATGTCTAGTGCTTCATGAGCATCAAATAACTGATTTATGCTCCAGTTATTCTGAATCTCATTAGGCTGTGCGATTTTTGCTAAAACAATTCGCCAGATAGTCCAGTCTACATTTCCCTGATCTATTCGACTGATTCGCTCTTCGTGACTGGAGAGAGGAATTGAGATGCGGCGCCTCTCGCGCCTTCGAAAAAATCCGCTAATTGATACTCAAGTATTTTATATGCAAGCTTGTGCATATGAAGCATTTTTCGTTTAAAATGTGTCTCGAAATTTATTTCTGAATTTCCATGAACGACGCCGACAAACAAATCTTTCATGTAATTAACATAGTTATTTTCATCGAGAGACTCTAAAAATGTGTTTACACCACGCTCTAAATCAATATTTAATGAAGATAAATTACCGTCCATAACTGATGAAATATTACTACCAAGACCTGCTGCGAGAGGTTTTAAAAGAAATTCTTGGCACCTACGAACCCATTTTAATGCTTTAGATGAACTCCAGACATAAACAAAATATTCCTCATTATCTACATAAATACTATCAACAACATCACTAATTATTTTATTTTTCATTTTTTAATCCCATCATATAGTTGTCCAATCACGTTATTTCCACCAATATGTTCCGTTATTTTTGCAGCAACAAATACCCATTCTCTCGTTTCCATATCTTTTCCATAAGACAATTTCGGAGCTTTTTCTATATAACATTCAGCCGCAAACATTGTAGATGTACCAAGCTTATCTTTAATTAAAATTGGCACAATTCCATTTCCCGTCGCTCTATCTGCGATGTGAATTGCAGAAAGCAAATCATTACACATCGACGATTGCGTTAATTTGATCGTTATTTTTCCCGATTCGTTTGCGTTTTTTACACGTGTAGCCTCGCCATCAGCGCCAATAACTAATTTATACGCCTCTTCATTATAATCTACCTCGACAAAACTTCCGTCTGCATATCCAGTGATTGGGACTACGCCTACAACTACGAGCACATCTTTAGGAGAATATGTATTAAATGCCATTTAATTTTTCCTTTAATTATTGAGATAATGTTCCGTTAATTACAACTTTTTGTATTGCGCCATTTAAAACAGCGTTAAATTTAACATTTTTTAATTCTCTTTTTGGTCTATCAATTTTTGATATTTCATTTAATTTTGGTACATTTACATCCCAGTTTTTAAGAATTATTTTATCTTTTTCAAATTGGCTTAGAACTGATTTAATTTGTGTTGCGATGATTTCAAGGCCATCATCATCAAAAGAAATTTTTCCGTCTTCAGACTTTAATGCTCCAAAAATTCGAGACTGTAATTCAGATTTTAGATAGTCCTCGGCGATAGTATTATCAATAAAATTTGTTGTTTTATGCAAAACTCGACCGTCTTGATATGAGTTTACTCCTAAAATATCTGTATAAACATTACAATTTGCCGCCTGCAACGATTTAAATTCTTTTTCTATCAAACTCTGCGCAGATATGCTTTCAAGACCTTTATGTGCTAGACAATATGTCCCAGCTTTTTTAGATAGATATTTTCCTAGAATTGCAGCATCAGGAAACTCGTTTGCTGTCGTATGATACGTCAACATAGATCTATTAAATCCAATATTAGATAATTTATTTGATATATCTGTTAATTTAGTTGCGTCTAAAATATCTCTGTTTGTAGTTCTGAACGATGCAATTTTATTTTTGCTAGCCTCAATCCATTTTGCAGCTAAGAGCAAATCTTTTTCTTCGTCAAAATCAGCTAAAAATAGAGCATACCAAGAATTGTTAGCTTTATTAATCAGTTCTAAATCGTCGTTTATTTTATAAACTGATTTAGTAGGATCTGAATTAATAGAACTAACACAGCGTTTACCAACCATAAATTGCGATATAGATGGACTTTGTGCATAAATATTTTGCGCAATTAGATACTCTTTATCTGTTGATTTAAAACCGATTTTTGTATCTAACAACTCACTCGGCTCTGAGAATGTTAAAACTGGATTATCAGTTGTAAAAACCGGCAAAGAATTAAATCCTAAAATTAACGGAATATTAAAACTTTTTTCCTTTACGAATGATGATTGTTTAGTGATATTAACTTCGACAACATTATCAACTGACGTCATTTAATTTCTCCTTTAACTGCAATTTCGTTCGCTTTAATTGTTTCAATCATTTCTTTACTTTCTGTTGTTAAATTTACATGTATATCAATGTGGAATCGTTGCTCAAATTTTGATTTTATAAATTGAGTTAAATCAATGCTTTTAGCATCACCACTCAAATAAATATTATTATTTTTAAAATGATTCAGAGTTTTTCTTGTCTCTATTGAATCAATTATATTCTGAGATATTTCATCTGCAATGCCATTCTCTTTGTCGTAAACATCAATGCTTATTTGGCATGTGCGATTGCCAAAATTTATAATTTCATCATCTGTTAAATTGTAAATATTTTGGTCAAATCCTTGCTTAGAATAGTTGCTAATTTTGTAAATAATGAATGGATATTTTGGCATTTTAATTGACTGATTTGCATACACAGTTGTTGCAAAATTACTGAGCCAGTCGTAAACAACTTCGTTTATTTTACTCATTTTCTAATTCTCCCATGGATAAATAGAAAGAATAAAATGAACTAGACGCTACAATACGATATTTTTTACCGTTGTAAATAATTCTATCGGCTTCTTTTGATGGATTATTATCTAGCAATAGCTCAGTTGATGTATAAATATCTATATGTGAAAATGAATATATCCCCTGCTCAGTAGCATTTGAGTTGTTGACAGTTGGAGCGCAAAAACCGCGTATTTTAAATTCTGTGGGCTTTCCTTTGTCATACTTGCCCTTAATCATTTTCCCAACACCTGCTCGCACAACTAGCAATTCAGTCTGGAACTCAGGCAACATGTCATCGAGATCAATCATGCTGACCTCCAGCTTTCACTACGCTTGCTTTAATTGCATCAAACAATTGCTCAGTATCTACGAGTTGCAGATCGTGCCCTTTGCGCGCGATTGTTTGTTTAGATAGTGTTGGCTCTATCCCGTCTAGTATTCTCTCTTGTACGTGGCTTAAAACGCTTTTAGAAATGTTTCCTACTGCGCCATGCATATTTAATTTAGTGCGCAATGCTATATCGATTTGATCTGTAATGTGCTTCTTTATTTTGCTTTGTCGTTCAACAATTGTCTGTCTCAGAAAAGATCGTTCTGGTATATTACGACTCGGATCTCCAAACTCGTGAGTAGCGGCAACTTCACCCAGTGTCGTGTCAGATTTTTTTAAACGTCTCCCGCTTTTTTTTGTCTTGTAGTAATACAGCTTTTTTTTCTGAGCATCGTTTTTATTTATACCAACAAGCGCTTTTAAATTAGCTAACTCTTCGAGCTTTTTTTTAATATCGATATTTATTTTATCCGTAATTTTTACACTCATAAAACAATCCAATTCATTGAAGCATGCTCTTTTTTTAATCTTAAATACTCAACGCCATATACTGTGCTTAAATAATATTGATCGTTATTCGTCGCTGTTATTGTTTGATACGATTCAGTTACAGGACCTACAGTCTCTGACGTGAGCGCATTTTTAGCTTTAGAGCCTCTGTCTGCACACAACATTTGATGAGCTGAAATATAAAAAACTGCTAATTCAAAGTCATATTTAAAATAATTTTGGCTTAATTTATTTGCATTAAACGAGAAAAAGAACTCAATTCTTTTATCATCGTATGCAGTAAATTCTGGAAATAGCGATTTAAAATTTTCAGCTGTTAATTGCATTACGCGCTTTTCTTTTCTTCTGTATCATTTGAAAATTCGCTGGATTCGCTATCTAAATTAAGCTCAAATAAACGTTTATCAATTTCAGATTTAACGGCTTTTCTTTTTTCCTTACTTAGTTCAGATGTTAAAAAATCTAAGTCAATTGAATTTTTAACAAAATCAATCGCATTTTTCGGTGTCATCTCAGACAAAGAAGAAAATTTTTCTTCAACCTGAAAGTATCCATCTAATTTTTTAGATATAAAAATTGGATGTTCTTTAAATTTTTCATAGTCTTCTTCGCTTAATTTTGAGGATCCTGGCAAAATTCTAATACCCTCAAAAAATGTTACATATGATAAATTAGATATAATTTGCATTATTAAAATCCTTCGCTAATTATTAATGACATAGGTAAGTACACAATTAATCCAGCTAATCTGAAACGTGTTGGCACAATAAATTGTAGACCATCGGGTTGCGGTGGGAAGAATTCAGTTTCAACTGGTATACATAGTTTTACTTTTTCAGCACTATCATTATACATCACCGCAACATCTGTATTATTTGCGCCAGACTTTGATAATTGCTGAACTCGTTCAATTTTAATATTAGAAAATGTATCTTTAAATATGGTAATTAATTTTGTAGATTCTTTGTCAGAAAATGTTTTTTGAGTCAGGATTCCATGCATTCGTGGAGATACTAATAATGTATTTGGCTCTTCCATGTCAGACGTTAAATTTTTCTGTGAATTGTACATGTCATACAAATCTTGGAGAATTTGTTCTGAATTTTTTTTATCCCACGTAGTTTCCTTAGAGCTCCCAACCGCTGATGCGGTAGTTCTTGGAATATTTGGATGATTTAATAAACCAGGTATTCCTCGCTCTTTGTCGCCATAAAATGTTACTCTCTCAATTAATTCATTATTAGCTCTTAGAGCTGTATTTGCCCTTTTTTGCTCTAATTGAGTTCCATTACGTAATGCAGCTCGTATTTCCTTAATTGTATATGCGAAACTATTTCCACCATCATAAATATCGACCGAATTTGATTTAGCACTCGCATCTGCACGAGGTAGATCTCTAACAGAATATGTCGATAATATTTTAGATGTCCCCTTTTTATCAAAAGAAATCCATGTATATTTATCAATTCCATCTCCTAACGAATAATCAACATCAAATAATGTTTTTGATTTTAAATCAGGGTGGGGAACTTCAAACGCTTTATTCTCAATCACTGTCAATTGAGATTCTAGAAATAGCGACGCATCCGCGTCTTGATTCGTTAATTTGTGCATCTCTGTCTCCATTTGGAAATAAAAATCTTTATAATAAATAATTAAATAACCTTATATTCAATAAAAAATTGTCCTTTTAAAGCTCCTGTACCAGCAACCGCAACATTGGCAATTAAAGGAGTTCCCGATGGAACCAAAACAGGGTTAAATGATAGTTTATTAATAGCCCCAGCTTTAATTGCTGTTACTGCTGTTGATAATGTTGAAATTTTACTAGTTCCGTTATTAATGTTAATTACTACGTTGTTTGATGTGTTTGAGGCTACATCAACAGGTGAAATAAAATAGATATTTTGTAATAAAATATTATTAAATGATGCTGTTAATGCATGGTTTCCTTCTGTTGAATCAAAATCGATTGAGCTTGTAGCAATAGGGCTCTCCGAATTTCCTGTAATTTCAATTACAGAAAGGCCGCCTGCCGAGGCATTTTTAATAAATTTTGCATTTGGTAACCTTATAGCTTTGCCGCCATCGTTGTCTTTTCTAAAGGATCCAGCATTTGCGGCTGTTGAATAACGAACGTAAACGCTTTGTCCTGAAAGTACATCAGTTTCAACATTTACATATATTGATCCAAAATTTAAAACTGAAATTGATTTACCACTTGGAATTCCGGCAATGCCATTATTTATATCAACCACAGAATTAACCACTATTCCTAATATTTCCTCGGTAGGATTTTGTAGAGGTTTTACTTGACACTCGGTGCCCTGAACTTTTGTTACTGCGGTTCCATACTGAATATTTAAATCAGATTTTGTCATAAATGAACGAATAATACTCTGATGTAAATCATAAACTTGACCCGCCGACCCCTCATCCATATATATGCTATAATCTGCCATATTAATTTCCCTCCTATTATTTATTTCTGTTTTGAATATTTTTCATATAAATTTCTCTAGCCGATAATTTTTCTCCATCAGTATTTTTAACTTTTGAAACAAATTTTGCATCGTTATCGACATTTGAAACAATGTTAATTTGTTTAAATGTATCAAATGCTGCGTTAATATAGTCGTTTGATTTGTCTTTAATGCTCTCGTTACCAAGCTTTTCTGACACAAATATTTTTTTAATTTCGTCGCTAGATAATCCATCAATTGTAAGTTTAGGAGCATTTGTTTTTACAAATTCCCTAACCTCGATTAGCTCGCTTGCTAAATTTTGAATTGCTTTATTGTCTAATTTTGGTGCGCTTTTTAATTGTTCAATTTCTCTAGTTGCTGAGTCAAGATTCACCGCTAGCGAGTCTTTCTGAGCTGTAATTGTGTCCAATTGCTTTTTTAGTTCTGAATTTAATTTTTTTTCTTCCTCAATTTTTAGCGCGTCTTGAATTAATTTATTTTTTATTGCAATAGCTGTGCTTGCATCTGCAAATTCTAGTTCCATGCCATCCAAATTTAATTTCATAAATGTACTGTCCTTTTCTGTTTGTGAATCATTATTTAAAATTTGATTTTGGTCTTCGATTTCTACTGATACGTCAGTGTCGTGGTCTAAGTTTAATTTTACGCGTCTGAGATGATCATTTATATTTGCTCTGCCGCTTGGTACGAGAGCCAAATGATTGTAGCGAATGTTGCGCTGAATGCAGTCGTAAGGTTGGCCATTATATATGCCAGACGCAAATTCCTTATCCGCGTTATACCCAAGTGAAACCTCAATTTTGCCATTCGAGATTTTATTTATAGTGTTACTGTCAAACGCTAGTAATTCTGTTTCTAGTAAATCATTATTTTGCCACACTCGTGAGCCTGTTAATCCACGTGTGTATTTAATTGCGTTTTCACTAGTGACTGCCTCACAGGGATGATCATCAGTGAATGGAATGTTCGCCAATGATTCCATACTCTCTTTTTTGAACACTTCTTCAGGGAGACGCAATTCTCGGCGTATTTTTCCAGTGCTATCAACGTAAGGAAAAACGCCCGTCCGCGTTGCGGATACTAAACAACGAAGAAAACCCTGGTCGGTAATGTGAGGTTTTTCTGTTTTTATCTTTACGATATTGTAGCAATTTGACATTGCGCCTCCTGTTGCGCAATATAAAAGCGTAATAGCAGACCGACGAAACTACATTTGAATTCTCACGGTCTGCTCGTGACAAATCCCAAAGCGGAGACAGAGATGAAAAAACGCGGACGACGAATGGCGGCATGGACTGCTAACCTCACGTATTTAAACCCTGACCATAATTATTCGATCGAAGAAATTTCCAGATTATTTAGCAAAACAAATGACGCAGCAGAAGGACAAATTAGAAATTTAAATATAAAACCTAGCTTTTATTTAAAGGCTAGCAAATTTTCAAGACGGGCATTTTTTAGAGGCAAAGATATTACATTAGGATTTAAACGAAAACTTTTGCTTGAGCCTGATTATGTTGAAAAAGAAATAATTGAGCTTACTAAAATTATCGCAAAATATAAATCACGATTAGAAATTAAACTGAACCTATTTTTTGCATTACAGTTGAAAATTAATCCGAATTTTAAAAAGGATCTTCGCGATGTCATTAGAATTGAGCAGGCCTCGTTCAGCATGGATTAATAGTCTATATAAATTAGATAGAAATAAAAATTGGTCTTTAAATGAATTAAGTTTTTATACAAAAAGAACTCCAAAAGCAATGAACCTATATTTTGCTAGGTGGAATATTAAACCATGTGATTATTTGAAAAATGGTAGAAAAAAATATGCTTTATATAATATAAATGATGTTATATTCAAATTAGAAAAAGGAAAAACAATGCGCCCATTTTGTCAAAAAATATTCATGAAAAAAGTTGAATTGTTTCTCAAATACTCATCTATCAAAGACAAAGATCTGTTTAAAAAAAACTTAGAATAGTTGCTAACTATTTAAAATTATGTTACTATTGCAGAGTTTTATTAGCTAAATTATTTTGAGGAAATTTAAATGAAAAAAATTTTTGTTTTATTGCCTGTTATATCGCTTTTAGTTGCATCGTGTGGAGACAAGAGTAACAACAATAATAATGTCACTGAGCAAAAGCCTAAACCAGAAGATCCAACACCAGTTAAACCTGTTGATCCTGCTCCGCAACCAGAAGATCCAGTAAAACCCGTGGATCCGAAACCCGATCCAAAACCTGACCCTACACCAGAGCCTACTCCGAAACCCGATCCAAAACCTGTGGATCCAATTAAACCTATTGATCCTGTTCCAATTAATGAGAATGAATCAAATATTTATTTAGGAAAAAGCGGTAAAATTGTTATTAATAATAAAACTGGCGGATATAAAATTGAAAATCCAATAAACGGAGAATTTGATTATAATAATAAATTTTTAAAAAGTTCATTTTATGACTCATATCAATCAGATCCTGTATACGGATATAAATCCTCACTATTTCCCGTGGATAAATACTCATACATTGAAATTCCACAGGTTATAAAATTTGATAAGGATAAATCAACGGCGGGTAGCCCTAAATCTGGTAATTATAATGTAACAATTTCTATTTGGGGTGCTTTAGGGAATGTTAAGGAAGGCGTGGCATATACAATATGCTATAAAACTGGAAAAAATAAGGATTCATATTTAGATTTTATAGTAAATACTGACGATAATAAAAAGAATGAAACCTGCGATTTACTAAATAAACGTTTGAAAAATAATGAATTTTCTGCGATTAAATTAGACGATTTCATTTTAATGCGTGTTTATGGATTTAGATTTTATTCAAAGGGAGAATGCTCAAATATTAACACATGTAATATCTTTCACGGTTTTGATCTAAGATATTACACGCAAAAATAAAATGCTAATTTGCTATAAAATCTTTTGTAAAATCATATGTGTATTTATTAAGTAATTCAAATATTTTACAAAGAAGGCGCAGATATTCAAGTATAAATTCAATAGATGAATCATCTGCGCCGTTAATTTTTAATTCTCCGATTAATTTGCGACGCAATTCCTCTGAAAATGAATTATGAATGCCTTCTAGCAATTTATACATATCAATGTAATATGAGCTTAGATATCCACTTTTATACTCGCTTACTATTCCTTTTATTAATGAATAAATATTTGACATCTCTACATGATTAAAAAGAGGGATAAATCTTAACTCATAAAAATCACGACTTATATCTCCCCCTATCGTGAGTTCATTTTTAAATACAGAGTAAATAGTATAAGCATTTTTTTTCATGCATTCCACATTTTTTGCAAAATCTTTTTTTGAATGCATCTTATCTAGCAAAAATTGAGGAGATTTTTTATCCGTATATACTACATTTCTTGTTACATTAAATAAATTTAATTGGAATTTTTCTATATCATCTTTTAAATTTGATGATAATTTTATAAGCTCTTTTGATTTCGATAAATTATTACTTGCTATGTCAATTATCTTTTCATAATTTTCATTAATTTGTTTTAAATTTAGACTCATAAATTCCTCATTTCTATAATTGTATTCAACGTGTTGACACATTCATTTTTTTTATCAATCATATATTCTAAATATTTGTTTCTTTTGCTTATTTCTTCTAATATTTTTTCTAAATATTCGAGGCTGTTTTTTAAATATGATAGGGATATTTTCCCCTTGTCTTCTAAAACGTCACGAATTTTTTTAGGAGCATTATCGCTTCCATCATATATTATTCTGTTTAAATTATTTAAAACTTCAATGCTTTCATTGATTTTAATATATGTATTTGTTCTTATTTCGTTAATTGATTTCATTAATAAAACCCTCCAATAGATTTCTTATTTCAGTGTCAAAATTTATTTTGTTTTTTTCATCTGGTATTATCTCGATGTCAACTGAGCCGTTAGGATATGGATCTCCAGGATTATCTATATGCATTATATCTAGATGATGCCTACATTTAGTAACTGTAAATCCCCAAACAGATTCCTCAACTTTCTCCATTCTAATGTATTTTATTCTTGCATTACCTGGCTTTCCTCCGTCTCCAGGAAATTGGCCGTTTTTATTTTTATACTTACAAACAGCATCATTAATTGAACCATTTGCATAATGAAATCCCATGTGTTTATTGTTAAAATATAGACACATGTTTGTTATACCAATATTGTTTAAATCAGAAAAACTAAACCTTTCTTTTTTGTTTATATTATCATTAAAAATTAAATAAGGAAGATTAATTTTTTTATCGCTAGTCATTATTCCCCATGGATCTTGTTCACTATTTACCGATATTTTATCGCCCTTCTTTATACTAAATTTTCTAAAATCTGGTAAATATGATGCGCTTTGAGTTTTATTATAATATATATCAAACAATTGATTATCGACCATATATAGATCAATACCTTCAATTACAGTTTGGCCTAATTTTAAATCTAATTTCGGTATTTTTCCTGTTCTGTATGCTGTAACAAATATTTCACCGTCGAAAGGTAAATAAAATTCTTTTTCATCTGTAAATGATAAAGTTACAGGAGTATTAATAAATTCATTTAAAGATTTTACGCTACTGCTTATTAATTCGTATAATTTTGTCATAAATTATCCCTCAATTATTTCTTTTAGCTTATTTTTAATTTGTTCAATTTCTGATTTTAAATCATCAGTGCTTTTTTTAATTTCGTTTACTATTTCGCTATATTTCCCGTCGATATCACTAATATTTTTTAGCACTTTATCATTTAGGCTTTTTTCCAAATCTGAAACCTTAGTGCTAAATTCGTTATTAATTTTTTCCTGCAATTTTGTATTTGAGTCTAATTTTTCATAAAAGCCTTTTTCCAAATCACCAATCTTATTTGTAAATTCACTATTAACTTTTTCTTGTAATTTAGTAGTAGAATCCAATTTCTCTTTTACATCACTCTCAATGAAATGACGCAATTCTGAGTTGGTTTTTTCAAACTGTTCAACGATTTTTTTATCGCTATCTTTTGATTCAGTAGCGTTTAAATCGATCTTATTTTTAACTAACTCAAACTCAGAGTTTACTGATTCCGTATAACCACGTGTGAGATTTTCGACTGATTTCATTTATTTTTCCTTTTATATTAATCAATATATTTGTAGTTAACGCTACGCGCACTTCGTGATAGCTGTGACAATTCGATATGTGCAGTCAATTCTAATTTAGATGTTGTTAACTCGACGCTATAGCCAATCGCGTCAAAATGGTTTGCTTTTTGATCAACCGTGTTAGAGAAAACTAGATTATTTGTGTCATTTACTGATACAGAAAGATTGCCTTCCCCTACCACTACATCATTAAACACATTCAAAAATTGTTTATTTAGAATTTTTGTAAATGATGTTTTGCGTGGAACGTTACCTGGAACATGAATTGCTCTTCCAGCAACCAAATATTCGATTTTGACAAATACATCAATTTTTGAGAAATCAGTTTCAATATTGTGTTGAACCTCCTCAGATTCTCCTTCTTTTAATAGTGCTTTTTTATATTTAAACTCCTTATTTGAGGAATCCATAATTTCAAGAACAAAGGTCTTTCCTTCAATTTTAGCTTGACAATATTTTGGGCTTTTCTCTCCAATAAATTTAATATCTATAAAGTTTTTTGGATTTGCCTTGTTTCCAGCAATTACAATATTTTCATATTTGTATTCATTGCCAGAAAATTTAGCCAACACAGAGTGTTTTAAATATTTAGCATCAGAATAATCGATAATTTTAATACTCAAATCTGCTGTTGCTATATCTAAATTGTGAGTAAATGATGTTGCCTGATTTAGTGTCGGAGAGAACTCAATAACTGGAAAAATTTTGTCTTTAATTACTGGTGTTATATTATTAATTTTCTCGTAAATATCGTTAATAATATTATCGTAAGGGTCAATCCAGGGCTGAACATAAATAATAAAAGAAATAGTTTTATTTGTAATATTCTCTATTATCATATTCGTTTTATATTTTAAATAATCAGGCGAAATTTTTAAAGACTCTGATTCAAACCAAAATGAATTTTGCGAAATTTTTTTGATAGCTCGTTCTATTTTACCGTTTACTGATATAGTAAATTGTAATTCATCGTAATCAAATTTAAAAACCTGTAAATTTACTGATTCAGCATTACCTGCGTCAAACGCACTATTTGCAATCCTGCGTCCGCTATTAGTTGTAGAAATCTCAAAACCCATTATCAAAATACTCCATATATTCAGAAATTAATTTTCCTGAATCAGCATTAAAATAATGATGCGAGAACGGACTGTCTAAATTGTAAAATGATTAAAAAATAGGCTTTGCTGTGCATCTGCAATTGTACTGTGAGCCTGGCCATACAGTTTCGCCCGCAATTTTTGGTAAATCATTCCAATCACATTCACGTCCCTCTAGCTCGCGATGCGTAGGTCTCACACGTTCATCTCTGCATGTTTGCCAAATAAATTTTTTAACACCTATTTCATTTTGCAATATCATTGTTGTCTCGCCGTCGAAACCTGAAACCTGATCACGTGCGAGGTTTGCAATGTTCCCCTCAATTTTTTGCGCGTGAACATCAACCGTTGCTTTAAACTCATTGATATGATCTGTTTTATTTTCAGATGCTCTGCTCTTTGTAATTACGTTATTTACATGTGCCTGAATTTTGTTGACGTAATTATTAGCAATATCGTTGACGCTATTTATGTTTCTATCGATCCATAATAGTTTTGATTTCTCAATGTTATCCTCGGAGTAATATGGATTCATCTTGTATTTTTTTATTATTTGATTATCAAGCTTGACTTTTGAATATTTAACAATTTTGTCTGAGTATTTTTTAATTATTGATTTTATGCCTTTGTATGTTAAATATAACCCAAGCATTAATTTGATTTTATCAAACCAAGATGATACCTCTGTATTATTTTCGTCACTCTCGTTTTGATCAAAAAATCCGTCGGTATTCATGCTGTAATAGTCGAGCCATACTGGTAGTTTTTTAAGCACTAATTTATTTATTTCTGCGATAGCTGGCTCTAATATGTAAAATAATTCTCTTTGAAATTGACGCTCTAAATTGATTGGAGGCTCTGCCTGTATTTTAACTCGATTATTTGGTTTTGATTTTCTGTTTGCGTATTCAATGAATTTCATAGCAAATCTTCCGATTCATTTTCTAAATCTGACTCATTTTCTTGCTCAATATTTTCGCGTTCAAAATTTGCAGCCTCACGATTTGCACGTCTTATTTTTTGATCCAGCACTATTTTTTCTCCATATTTTAGGCCACCGAACCGAGATTCCGCCACTTCCTCTGGATCCAATGTTTGATTATTTATGTATAAATTATCTGCCTGAGCGTTTTGTAGTCTGACCTGTGCTTCTTTTAGCGGATCCTGTTGATAGAGGGACGCAAACTCTATCGCAATTTCTTCATCACTATTTTTATTTAAATAATAGCTAAAAAACTCGCCAATTTGTTCAAGTATCGGTTGCAAATATTGCTCCTGTTTATGTGATACAATATCGTACCACTCGCTCTGTTCCGTGCGTCCAGATGTATTTCCTTGGCTACCCTCTCCTAGCAATTTTGAGTGAGGCATTCCGCTTGCAGCAACTAATCTATTTGTAACACGGTCGAGTAACTCAGGAATTCCGCTTAGCTGTAATGATTTTCTATCGAATTCTTCATCTCCACCGAGAACAATAGCTCTAAAATTTGAGCGCATATCATCCATAGCTGAAATTCTTTTTTGAACTAACTCAACATTATTTGTTGCTATTGCGTCTATAAATGTTGGTATTTTATATATGCCCTGCCAGATTTCAGGAAACGCTGCAGCCACGTTTTCATGTGCGATATTAAAATCTCTGAGTGGAGTATAAAGCGATTCAAAAACACTACCGTGCCAATAACTATTTCGTTTAAAATCGTCTTCCCCTATATCCGATCCTTCAAAACGAATACATCGAGAGGCATGAAACAGCTCAACTTTTTTAAATCCATCTGTATAATTATTTGTAGAGTTAAATTTATAAAACAATGGTTTCCCAAAATTTTTAGATGTTATATCTGTGTCAATTTCCTCAGCCGAAATTTGATACCTGTTAAATGAAATTACCCATTTAATAGCTCTAACTCTATTAATATTTAGCGGTTGATCAATTGTTTGACCATCATCAAATCCGAATAGCAGAACTGAACCGCCGTATTTCCGTGCATCTTTCCATGATTTTTCAATGTGATTTCTCAAGCTAAGCTTTTTAAATTCTCTGTTAAATTGCTCCGATAATTTTTTGCTTTTTAAAACGTAATTAAATCCCTCCCTGAGAGAGTCATCAACGAGATCATTAACAACTTTTTTTGCAATATCATCAAATCTGTAGAGTTGATCTGCAATTGTATTATTTATATTTGTTGATGATATATGTGCTGTTGTACGTTTGTCTTTAAATGATCCGAGTCCACGCTTTACGTCTTGCCAACCATCTAAATTTGTTATTTTAGTTTGATTTTTTAATTGTGCTTGTTTTTTGAGTTGAGCCTTTGTCATAAATCCCCCTAAATAAAAATTAGAAGGATTTGAACAGACTGTCTAAATTTATTAGATCTTTATTATTTGAGATTCATTATATCCTAATTCAATTAACTTTTTTTTGCATTCGTTAATAGTATTGTATTTATCAGAACTTTCTTCAATAGGATTATCGCATTCAAATATTCTATAAACTGTTTTATTATTATATGAATACACTTTAACACAGTATTTGTTATCGCTTGTTTTCATACAAGTTTGACTATCTCTGTGATCTTTCCAGCTCTCGCTCATGTCTCACTCACATTTCGCGCTGCTAAATGACTCGCTAGTTCATTCTCAAACGAGTTAATATCATCAGAAAATTTTTGATATAGCTCTGACAAATCAGGATAATGCTCTTCATATTTGTCACATATAATATCAATATTTTTCCGCGCGGCTGATAACAGCACAAATGATGCTTCCAACTCGTTTTTTAAATACTGATTAACTGTCGCTATTTTGTTTATATAAATCTCAAACTCTTTTTTCACGTTTTCAATATCAACATCGTTGATTAAAATTTCATCATTCATAATTTTCTCCTTGCGCTTAATATGATTGCAAAGATTTTTAACGATTACAATTTTTTTGATTGACTGTTTATTTACCCATCAAATGATGGTAGAATTTTTAGAATAGGAGGTGATTATGAAAATATCAGGATTCTACGGTTTTGAGAGCGATGTTTGGATTTGTAAATTAGAATTGCTAGACATCAGAGAGATTGCAAAAACTAAAGAAGAATTATTTTTAAAATTGAACAATCAAATACTGGATATTTTGAAATTAGTTTCAAAAGAAAAAGCAACTGACGACGATTTTAGCATTGAGATTTTTGATGACAATAATTTCTCAGTAAAATTCTTTGAACCTCGTTATGTAACTGCATTATTGTTTAAAAAATTACGAAAAAATGAGCGTTTAACTCAGTCTCGTGTAGCGTTAGAATTGGGCTCGGGACAAAATTCATATGCACAGTATGAAGAAGGAAAACGTGAGCCGTCGCTGGGGAAATTTACAGATATTTTGAATGTATTGGGCTACGAATGGCAGTTGACGTTGCAGAAAAAATGAGAGTTATTTAAAAATATTTTTTAATAATTAATATTAAACTAACTCAACTAAATCAGAATATTTTTTAACTAAAGGATCTGCTGTTATTAGTCTCAATGGTTCAGATAGAGCTTGAGCAACTAGTATTCGATCAAATGGATCTCTGTGTATATCGGGTAATCCGTTTAATGACAGAATATGATCAAATTTTAAAGGTAGCTCAATAAAATTTGTCTTTTTAAATATGCTTTTTATATCGTCTATTTCTATATCTAATTTTCCCAAATTCATTTTTATCATCATTTCCCAGACTGAAACTGAACTAATAAAAACTTCGTCAGCATTATCAAGAATTTTGCGCGCTTTTTTTGATAATTTTTCTGAGTCTTCTAAAATCCAAATTATTATATGCGTGTCTAACAAAATCTTCATTTATAGTCACCATAGAACATGTTATTAATTTCATCACATGGTGCATCAAAATCATCAGAGATTTTAATTTTTCCCTTCATTAATCCGTAAACTATTTTGCGCTTTTCTTCTTTAATTGGTTCCACGGTCACTAAAGGTTTCCCGGCTTTAGCTATAATAAACCCAACTCCGTCGGTTATCGCCTCTTCAATCAATCTAGATAAATTTGTTTTTGCTTCGTGCATATTAATTACGTGCATATCATATTCCTCCTGCCGTCCTATCGGCTAAACTAAGTTTAGCTTAAATAAGAAGAAAAGACAAGATTCTTTTATATTGTGCTACAAAAAAAAGCATAATCATTTTAAGCCCTTCTAAAACATTTTAAAATGCTGGGGCTATGTTTGTACCTATTTTTTGAAACGCTGGCTTAAAATGAAGAGGAAAATAAAAATTTGGGGCTATCGTGACCTCGGATCTGAAATGTCTGAACACACAAATATTAACGCTGACTCAGAAGTGAAGCTTTTTTAGTCTTTAAGAGACAATATATTGATATAATTTATATAAATAACAAAAATATCGTATATATCAAAATTATTTTATTAGCACTGTCTAAAAAATAATCGCTGAAAAAAAGTTTTTTTCAGCGATTACAACAACGAGCCAGAGGCGATGTTGTTTAACGTAGTTTTTGCTTTTCACAGAGGTAGTTAGAGAATAGATATACTATAAGGTAAGATTTTTGAGTTTTAATTTAATAATATCAAATATTTAATATCTGAATTTGGGACAAACGTGGGACAAACGTGGGACAGAATTTGGGACAAATTTAGGACAAATTTGGGACATGTGGATTAACGATATTAGCATGTTACAAAGTATATTTTTTTGGCTTGGGACATGTCCGTTGGGACAAATCTGGGACAAATTTGGGACAAAGCGTGGATCAATGAATAGGACAAAAATGGGACATTTGACATAATGTGTACATATAAAATATAAAAGTTTCACGGACAATCGAAAATTCACGGAGGAATCGGTGGCTGTTTCTAAATCAAAAAACTATGAAAACATGAGAAAATATTTAGATAGAAATCTCAATATTTCATGCGCAAGCAAAAATTCCCGACTTTTTTTTGACAAATACACTAAATCTTTAAAACCTACAGACTGGCAATCAATTAGCATCAAAGATCTTCAAGAGTACGGCATCCATTTCGTTACATTTTCAATATGGCGAGAAGAAATGATACAAAAAGGTGCATTGATTTGCATGGCTACTAAGGAAGAAATGAAAACAAAAGATGTAAATTTTAAAGCTGGGATGTTCAAATATGGGTCTAAAATTAAAAAATATATTGAATCAGAACTAAAAATGTCAATTCACGAAAAAATGGACTCAAAAGCAGATGAGGAGCGAGTAATAAAGTTGGAAGAAAACGTTTCGGTGTTAGAAGAAAAAGTAAATACACTGGAAGGAAATATGAACAACATGGCGACATTAATACTTAAAGTTTTACCTCCTGACACGCCAGAACGAAGAGTTATTCTCGATGAATTTAAACATGATCCAGTTGAATGTATGCGTAGATTAAAATTAGATATGGATAAAAATATTAAAGAAACTGGCCACATGTTTAATTAATATTTTGTAGAACTGACATCTTACCAACAAAACCCTCACATCGCAATTTAGACAGTCCGTTATCTCCTCTGTTTAATACATGAGGAGGTAAGACTATGTTACGACAAACACAAAAACCAAAAAGAAACCCCCGTGGAGCGGGTCGCAAAACAGCATTTCATGAAAAATTTCATGATGAAATTATAGAGCACATGAGCAAGGGCTACTCAGTTAACTATTTCGCATCAAAAATAAAAGTTTCAAAACAAACAGTTTATAATTGGATTAGAGAAAATCCAGAGTTTAAAGAATCATTTGAAATTGCCACCACTGCATCGCAGGCATATTGGGAAAGTCTAGCATTAAATAATGCAAAAACCGCAAAAGGAAATGGGAATCAAATTCAGTATCAGATGTCAAAACGTTTTCGTGATGATTACGGAGATACTTCTTCAATAAATATATTTAATTCTAACAATCAAAATAACAATAAATCTGTGACTGAGATGACACGAGAGGAGCTTGAAGCTTACGAGAATGAACTCAGAAAATCTTTAATTGAAGATAACAAAAATGACAATTGATATTAAAGAACGTATTAAAATACTTGAGAGATTAAGAGAAATTAATGAAAGAAAACATGAGCAAGATGACTTTTTAAATTTCTGCAAAAAAAGTTTTTCTGATTATATTCCTGGCTGGGTACATGTTGATATATGCAGAAGATTAGAGAAATTTGCGCAGGATGTAATTGATAAAAAATCACCTCGTCTCATGATGTTCATGCCTCCTCGCCATGGAAAATCATTTCATTTTAGTGAGAGATTTCCCGCGTGGTTTCTGGGTAAATATCCTAAAGGCGAATACATTTCTACATCGTACGGGCAAACATTATCTGAGGAGTTCTCAGGAAAATGCAGGGATTTAATTAAAGAGGACTGGATCCGAGAGATTTACCCGAAATTTAATCTTAAAAAAGACTGTAAATCATTACAAAAATGGCGCACGACTTATGGCGGATCTTTTATAGCTGGCAGTGTGGATTCTGGGATTACTGGCAAAGGCGGTCACATAATTTCCATTGATGACCCTCATAAAAATGGGCAGGAAGCTCTCTCGGATACAATGAGAAATAAGGTCATTAATTGGTATAAGTCCACGGTTTATACTAGGCGTCGCAAAGGTGCTGGAATTTTAATAATACAAACCCGTTGGCATGAAGACGATTTGAGTGGTTATTTATTAAGAACAGAACCTCATAAATGGCAGGTCGTTTGTTATCCTGCCATAGCAACAGAGAATGAAATATATAGAAAAAGAGGGGAAGCGTTATTTCCTGAGCTTTATGATTTAAATGAGCTTGCAGACATTAAAGAAACAATTGGTGAATACAACTGGAACGCTCAATACCAACAGGATCCGTTACCAGCAAGCGGTACTTTATTCAAAAGAGAGGATTGGCGATATTACGATCAGTCATTCAGTTTTTATGACCGCATTATTCAAACGTGGGATTTTTCTTTCAAAGGATCGGAAGATAACGATTTTACCGTCGGGCAAGTTTGGGGCAAAAAAGGAGTTAATCTTTATTTGCTTGATCAAGTACGTGGTCACTGGGATTTCCCACAGCAAATCGAACAAGTGAAAATGCTATCCCGTAAATACCCGTTAGCACATGCGAAATATATTGAAGATAAGGCGAACGGTAGCGCTGTTATTTCAATGTTGAAAAATAAAATTTCAGGATTAATTCCGTTCAATCCTAAAACTGAAAAATTCAACCGTGGTTTAGTTGTGCAACCCTTTCAGCAGGCTGGAAATATATATCTTCCAAATCCTCGCACGAACCCGTGGGTCGATGAATATGTTGCTGAAATGAGCAAATTTCCGAAAGCAAAATATGATGATCAGTTTGATTGCACTGCATTAGCTGTAATACAATTAAACAACGGCGGGCTAGAACAATTGCGCGCTCTCGTTGGTTAACAAATTAAAATTTAAACCCAAAAAATTTTAACGCGTTTTCTATTAAGTTTTTTTCATAATCGCTTATTTTATTTTCAGAAATATATTTACTAAATTTCTCACTCGTAATTTTTTGTCTTGGGGGAACGCGTTCCCCTTTTACTAAACCGCAAATAAATTTAAGCTCGTCTAAAAGCTTTTCTTCACTATCCCACTTTTTTTTGGAAATATTGCAAAGAGAACGCAGGCTGAATTTTTCAGGGAACTCTTTGATTAACTCTCTTGCTTTTATTGGCCACTGACCAACTTTTATTATATTTTTAATATATTTTTTATCTCGACTAAATTTTTTCGCTATGTCGTCAGCATCCCATCCTTGCGCAACTAGATCAGCGTAGCCCTCAGCTACATCAATAGGATGCAAGTCTTCACGTAGTAAATTTTCAATTAAAGCATGTTCAGTTCGTTTTGAAGAATTAGATGAGTAAACTTTAAGATTAGCTTTAATTTTTTCAATACCAAGTTCTTTGCATGCTAAGATTCTTCTATGACCAGCGACAGCGATTAGTTCAAAATCATCACCATCAATGTTTCTCCTAACCTCAACTAGAACTGGCTGGATCACTCCCTCACTTGCAATACTATTCTTTAAATCCAAAAATTCAGGTTTACTAATATCAATTCTGTTTCTAATATTTTCATTTAATTTTATCTGATTTACATTTAAAGCCACCGTTTTATTTTCTTCAGCAGCTTTTTCATAAAGTAAAACAGTATTTAGTCTATCAGAATTAGAAACAACGCTAGCAAATCTACTTAATTTTTCAGCTTCAATCGCTTGACTAATAGTACTCATATTTCAAGATCCTCTATTTCGATAGAATTTAAACTGTAATTTTCTTTCTTAATTTCTAATTTAGAAGTTGCTCCTGTAATTTCTTTCTGTGCTAAATCAATCTGTTTTTGAGCTTCTTCAGCTAGGCTCAAATATGCTTTTGAAATTGGGCTTTTTTCTTTATAAATAATTAGTGCTTGATGTTTCATCGATGCGCCATAAATCATTTGAGAAAATGGAATAATAGTTTCAAAAATGTGGATATCATTTTCATTACCTATTTTTCTTAGAAGCTTTTCACCTGCTAATTGGAATGCGCTTTTTTTATCGAATTTCTGAATTACACATCCAAGCATTTTTAGATTTGAATTGTAGTATTGTTTTATTTTTTCGGCATTGCCAACAACCATTGCTAGCCCGTCAATCACGTCGTTTTCAGCAAACATTGGGACCAAGTAAAAATCACTCTCACGAAGTGCTGACTGAAAAAGGCAATCAGGATTCGGATTTGTATCAATGATGACAAAATCATAACTATTCCGAACATCATTTAAAACATCTGCCAATAAGAAAAGCTGTTCAGGCTTTCCTGTATGACGTAAAACTATTTCCTCTAAAGCTGTCGAACTTGGTAGTAAATCTAAATTCTCTACATTTGTTTTCACTGCAAACTTTTTAAAATTAACTTTTTTTAAAATTGCATTAGCTACAGATTGTTCTGATTTTAATTCACGACTACGAACATTCAACAATTCAGTAGCATTTGCTTGATAATCAAGGTCCACCAAAAGAACTTTTTTTCCAGAATAAGCAAGACATGAGGCTAGGTTAACAGCGCACGTTGTTTTTCCCGAGCCCCCTTTTTGGATTGTTACAGTCAAAATCTTTCCCATTTATTGTCTCCTATTTAAATAAAAATATTCTATTAAAAATTTTGCATATTAGTTAGAGTCAATAGTTTGGGGGAACGCGTTCCCCTTTTTTGATACTATGACTAAAGCGTCTCCATCATCAAGGCAAAAAGAAATTGAATTTCAAAAAGACTAACAAAAAGCAAAGTCGTGGCGCAGATCATCATGAAGACGCTGGGGATTAAATGAATGAAATTAAATGGGTGAGTGAAAAATTAGAAATAAAAAAAGGGGATAAAATAACTATTAAAAATAAAAAAACTAATGAAATTTTTGAATCAATAGCTGATTTTAATGAAAATGGTGAGTTAAAGCGCAAAGAATCTGACAAAATATTCATAGAAGAAACGGATTTAGAAATTATAAAGCCCATACTTTAATTCAAGACCCAATTCTTTACATTTTAATAAAAATATAACAACTTGCTCTTTAATTGCTTTATCGGTTAGTAGTATTTTATCAGCTAATTTAATGTTTATATCAAATTTTGTTTTAGTAAATTTTGAATTATCACCCCATCTAGTGATTAATATTTCACCATCGATGTGTTCTAGTTTGCAAAATTTTGAGTAAAATCTAGTTTCACTTTTTTCATATAAAATATCGTTTGTGATTTTATCGGCAATTAAAAACACTCCATCAGTTTCTTTTTTGTTAATACTAGGGGTAGTTTTTTTTAGCTTATTTTGAACATGAATATCAGAGAATTTACTACGTATAATCCCAAAATCTTGTTTTGTCTCTTCACAAAATCTTCTTAGATCATTTAAACGTGGTTTCTTTTTTCCGTTTTCCCAATCTCTCCAAACACTTTGGCTTTTTCGTATGATGTAAGCAGCTTCTGTTTTGCTTAATCCTGCATTTAATCTTATTTCTCTAATAATTTCTGATAATTCCATATATCAGCCTTTCTATAATGCTGGATTTATCAATCTGAGTATTTCAGTAAATATCTTATAAAACTATTATGATTTATCTTTACTTTTATAAATAACCAATCCAACATCACTGTCTTTCATGTAAAATTCATAATTAATTCCATTTAAACTATAATAGCTTAAATCGACTCCGTTAACCTTATTAAGCTTGGTTTTTTCAAAAAGTTCATTATAAATTTCAAAAGCTTCTTTCTTTTCAAGATTTAAATCAGTGGCATAAATAGCTGCGGTAAAATTAACAACTATTTTAGCACTCCGTTCATAGTCTTCATTACGTTGAGCTAACACTTTTATTTTATTAAGAGATGAGTCATTAGCAAATTCAAATATTATAGAGCAACAAACATTTTTTGTAAAAATTTTGCTATTAGGTTCTTGTGGGTAAATGGATAGCTTATCAATTGTCTTAAGTAGTTTAGATGATTTTGCTATTTCGTTATATCTTTTTTTAAAATCATTAAAATCAATTACATTATCAATATTGGCTATATTTTCGTTACTACTTAATGCTTTATTATCAGTATTTTTTTCAACTAAAGTTTCATTTAACATTATATTATCTGTATTGTTTTTAACACTATTGTCAACCTTAGCATCAATATTTTGAACTTTATTTTTATCAACAGCATGAGGTGCTAAAAATAAAAAAGCAAGAGAAAATATTAAAAAAGAATAAATAAAGAATTTTCTCTTTTTACTTTTCAAGTATTTAAATAAAGTTAATTTAGGGTAAATTATTCCAAATATTGAAAAAAATGATAGTAATAGAAAAATAAAGCATATGAAAAAAAATACATCAGTCATAATGATCCCTTCATGTGAAAATAAATTTCTGAAAATCATTGCATTCAAAAATATAGAAGTTTTATATTATTAAATCATTTGGTTGTCTAGTGTGGATGAAATAATAAAATTGAACTCAAATATTCTTTTCTTTTGCAATGCTATTTACAACAATTTCTAATGTTTTTTTAAATTTCTCAGTGTCAATTTTTCTGTTACGCATGTTCTCACGTGCCTTTTTTCTGCTAAGGTAATGCTCATCATTATTACTGGACTCATGCATTTCACAATAATAGTTCTCATTTTTATCACGACAAAATTGCGTGGGATTTTGACACACAACGCACAGCGTTAAAGGCAGAAATGCTTTTGATTTAAATAGATTGCAATGTTTGCAGAAACCCACGCCATTTTTGTAGTTCCTACGCTCATATTCATGGCCACTACAATTTAAATATGACTGATATTTATCAAATGCATTTTTCTCTGCTTCTTCAAGCGTAAGCGCTACAGAACTACAATAATACGTTTTTGGATTATCTAAATAAACTTCAAAATAAAAACCAACAAATTTATATTCACCGTTTTCTAATCGTTCGTCGTCGTCATGTGGAACCAGAGTTACGCCCGAACTCCATTCACAAATCGATCCATAATTGTAATAATTATATGCAATTTTTGCGCCCGCGTAATTTGTCATATTAGAGCCTCATAAATTAATATTTAATATAAATTGTATTCAAATTTCAATTCAAACATGTTTTCAATATTACAAAAATATTTTTTATCAATATTTTCTCTGAGCATTCTGATATTTACGCGCTTAGAATATCGTTTATTGTTTAAAAATACCTCGTTATCGTATGAAATATTATTCTCTCGATGTTTCTCGCAAAAATAAACATTATCATCATTTTTACAGTATTCTGTAGCAATACTACATATACTGCATTTAAATCTAAGAGGAAATGGATTCAGACTAAACAAACCGCAATGTTTACAAAATCCAGAATTACTAGTGTATTTTCTGCGCTCAAATTCATGATTAGGACAATTGGAATAAATTAAGAGCATTTTATAACCTAGTTTTTCAGATTCTTCAAGAGTAGGCACGGTTGGACTTAAAAAATATGAGTCTGGATTTTTTGAATATATCTCAAAATAAAACCCACGCGGAAAAAATTCATTTAACGTTTCGTTATAAACATCATCTCTGTTTGGTATTAAAATAGTCCTGTCAGGCCATGTGCAAATAGATTTATAATCAAAATTATTAAATGCAATGTATGCGCCCGTGTGATTTGTCATATTTAAGCCTCAAACTTTTTTAGCTCATGTATTTTATATACATGGTTTATGCTTTTTCCGTTATAAACATGACAGGATTTTTCAATGTCATATTTTTTAACATTTATATCATCGTGCTCTTTTTTTAATCTAGTTATAATATCCATTATATATTTCCCAGCGATTTCTTCGTTATCAAAATAAAATTCTAGCGTGTCCTTATAATTATAATGAGCCATGACGGATATATAAAATATACTCATTTTTATTCCTTCATTTATAAAATTCATCGAATTCTTTTTTAGCCTTTAAAATCATTTTATTTCTATGTTTATTTGATATAAACACAAATAAATACATAGATAAAACAGTAGTAATAAACACTATTAATAACAACAAAAAAATACTTGAACTATTATTTGAGTTAAAATATACATTAATATTAAAATTTATATCTACGGTTTTAATTACATAATATACTAACGAAATTATACTAGATATAATTGCAGATATTAGAATTATTCTCGAGTGATAAATCTGTGTCATTTTAGCATTACTCCCAGCTCACTATCTGCATAATCAATGAAAATTCTATTGTTAGATTTTTCCACAATCGTTTTTTTAGACCATCTCCCCTTTGCTTTTCTTCTCTGAACATAGCAAAAATAAAGGCCATTAACGTACTCTATAAAATATTTTGATTCATAAATGAATGAGTCTGAAACTTTTCTTACTAGAGCGCTCATACCAAACAAATCAATATTAACTAAATTTTGCATGATGATCTCCTCTTTAATTCAGAACTAACATAACACAAAATAATAGAGAAAACGAGTCAAAAAAGTACTACAATTTTATTTTTCCTCTTTTAATTTTACTCGTGCTTCCTCAATTTCCTCTTTAGAAATAGCCTTAAACTGTGACGTATTGTAGTAAACAAAGCTTCTCGTGCTACCCTTGATTCGTTTCGTTCCGAGTGGCTCAATGCCACGAGATTTTAAAACAATTTTTAAATTGATGTGTGATATACCTAATTTTTCAGCAATTTCCCTAGCTAAATATTCACCTTTTGGAAGCTCCAATAACGCGACAAACCACGCTGGAGCTTTCGAGCCTGTTTTTTTATGCGGACGATTAACGCGATTTTTGTAAATATATTTCTCTCTCTTTTCCTCTGATAAATTGCGCATTATTTTTGTTGTTCTTGATGCATTTTCAACAGAATCAAAAGATTCTTCTTCACAATTAAAAATTAACTCTGACCAAAGTTTATATTTTTTAACGTTACCCAGTGTTTTATCTTTGTAAACATAACGTATATAAATAGTTAGTTTATCTATGTTTTCTTCTTTATATTTACTAATAAAAAAATCTTTAGCTACTGCTTTAATTTTATTTTGTAACAATTTTGATTGATAAACTATTGCGTTATTTTCCCAATCGTAGTCTCTAGGAGGATATTTCTCTTTTTTATAGCTGATTATTATTAGATATGTTTGCAATTTATAAACCTCTCATGAATTTTATATTAAATATGTCTAGCTATTACTCTAGACTATTGCAAACATGCTAGGCAATTCTCACGTCAAATGCAAATGATTTGATGATACTCTGTAACTCAGAATCGTTTGCAGATCGTACATTTTTCCACCAAATTTTATCCGCAGGGTTCCACCTAAACCCAGCTTTTTTTACGTCCTCTTTTTGCTCAAATTTAGCTAACGATATTATTTTAATTTCTGGTTTTTTCTTTTCTTCAATTGCTCGAGTAATTTGATCAATTGAATTTGGTAATTTAAACAGAATTTGAGCTAACATAGTCACATCTGCTAATGCTCTGTGAGCACCATCAGCAACAATGCCGTACGTGTCTGCAATCGTAGTTAATTTTTTATTTATTGTTTGTACGTCATACGTGATATCGCGATACGAGCAGATCCATTCCAAAATTTGATTGTCGCTATTCTTTAAAATTATTCCGCTTTGCTCGACAAAAGATTTATCAAATTCAGCATTATGCGCAATCACGCATACACATCGCTGTGCGTATGTTTTAATTAAATCAAACGGATCAGCAAATGAGTTTTTAACTCCGTCTAACATATCCTGTGTTATGCCCGTGATTTTTTCTGAATCTTGATTTGTTACCGCATATATTAAAGAAGATCTCTCTGCTTCAATTATTTTGCTTTCTAGATCAACAACAATTGCTGCAACCTCAATAATTGAATCTTTTTTACAATCTAATCCTGTTGTCTCAACATCTAAAATTAGTGCTTTCATATTTTATTCCTCGTTTTCTTCTTTTGTAATTATTAATTTTTCTCCATTTTTTCCAGCATTATATGCTAATTCCATCATGTGTGTTATTATGTAGCAGTCATCAAAATTATCATTTAGCGACCACGAATCTAGGTCGCTATTTTTTAAAGAAAACATTTTTTTATCATCTATTATAATTTCAATTTTGATGCTACCGTCTTCACATTCTGTTGTAATTTCATTTACTATCATTGCATTTCCTTATTTATTACAGAATAAATAATACTATCATCGAAAAAATAACCCAAATCTATCAATTCATAAAAAACTTTTTTAGCATCTAGTTCAGATTTTGCATAAATAATAACATTTGAATCAAACTGATCATCAATATATTTGTATGAAATATTAAATAGTTTTAACGCACTCATAAATACTCCAAATATAAAGCACAGAGCTATTAGTTCGGCTCTGTGAACTCAATTAATTTGTTATCAATTAATTCAAGATGTGCTTTTATTTGTTCTGATGTATTTATGTTAGAATGTTTTAAAACTAGATAAACGTAATATAGATCATCATCGCTAAAATCTGCAAACTCGTTGCATTTGCCCATTTCGTTTAGAATTTTAACATCTGATTTGTTCATGCGTATGTTGCGTAGTCTAGATTCGATTGTAACTCTCTCGTGCAAACTAAAAATCATTTTTCTTAATTCAAAATTGCGTGCGATGTAGCTATACATAGTCTGGTCTCCATTTTGAGGATTGCTTGTGTTCACTATGAACATTTTGATCGTACATGTAAAATAAACATTGTCAAGTATATCATGTTATTATTTTTAATTTTTGTAAGTTGACAATATTTTGTTCGTACTGTAAAGTACCCTTGTCATCAAGGTGATGGCAACTAAATCCCAAAGCGGAGACGAGACATGACACATTATAGTGAACGCTATTTTGATAATTGCTATGCAAACGACAGTTCAACATTGATTGAGATTGACGAAACACACTACAAACCATTCAACAAATCTGATATTTACAAAACATTTTTTCTATCTAAAAATTTACAAACTTTGTATGTGTTTGAAACGTATTCCGAAGACCAACATTATAGCTACTCTGAAAACGATTTTAACGCTCCAGACTGCATTGATATATACGAGGATTTGTCATCATATATTATAGATATTGTATACTCAGAATACACATGTATCGACGACGAAACCACATACAATAATGTTGAGATATTTTTAGATAATGGTGATAGCTACGAGTTTCACGACGTGTCAGATTTATATGACGACAATAAACGCTATACTCTATTAAACGCAATTAATAACAACAAAAAAGCCGCATAAGTGCGGCTAAATAAAGTATTCAATATCTAATTGTAAAGTCTAGAGTTATCTTAAAAATAGCTTCTAGCATTATCAATTTTAAAACCAGAATAAATAGAATTAATGAAAAAATATTTCGTTTATATTTATAAATATTTTGAGAAATAAACATTAATAAATCGGTACATTTTTCTTTTTTTTTATCTAGTAAATTCATTTATAGCTCCAATATTTTTAATAGACATAACCAACAATATATTAATAAGATCTTTATTAAATAAAAAAAAGTTTTTGCATGTGCAAAAACAGAAAAATAGTTATCCATATTTTTAAAGTGTTTTAATTCTCATATTTTTGCATATTTTTGCAAAACTAAGGTTTTTGTGTGCATTTTGCAAAAACATGAGAAAGCGAGCGTCTGCCTAGACTTCATGAGAGCAGTAAAAAATGGTTGAAATTATAGAAAAAGAGATTAAAATTTTGATAAAAGGAGGCAACAAATGTTATTAGAGACTAATGTATCGGCCTGCGTAGACCATAACAACGACTATAATACTCATTTAAATAGTTATTTAGAGCATTTAAAAATAGAGAAATCAAAAAAAAGAAGAAAAAAATGTAACAAATTTGATTTTTCGTTGCTTAGGTTTCGCCCATTTTTGCGTCATCAAATTTTTTTAGAGCGTGAGATAGAAGAAATAGAGAGACGGATTGAATATTGTCATGATCATAACGAAGGAGTTTAATAAAATGAAAGAGCAGATAATAAATAATGGTATCATGTATGATAATTTTAATGAAGATTATACTTATAATGTTTATATTGAATCATATGAATTCGACAATGATGGAAAGCGTAAATATTCGCATGTAAATCAAGAAGCTTTAAAAACTTTTAAACGTGATCAAAAATCTGAAGCTTTGGAATATGCAAATAGTTTAAAATTAAATTTTGAAGGAGTTTGCAAAGGTTTTAATGTTAGAGTTTCAACCCATCCAACAATGTATAGCCTGTAAAGAAAATGATACATTGCTACTTGATTTAGAAATCAAATTCGTCTTAGGAGTCCTCATGTTGAATGATCCTACTGATAAAGAAGTTTTAATTAGTATTATTAGTGAATTAACACACTTCAAAAATAACTTTAACGGACATAAATCTATATTTCGCTTTAGTTTGCAAATTGAAAGGCTTGATAATTTAAATAAAAAAATAAATAATGATATTAAATCCTCTGATTTAATATTACAGAGTTTATTTTTTTAAAGAATATTTATAAATTTATGAATAATAAATAAAATAAATCCTATAAAAATAAAAACATGGTATGTAATAAATAAGGCGCTTAAACAATAATTGTTTTTATTATATTTATTTATTAAACTTTTGTCTTCTTTATTTTCAATAAGATTAATATTCAATTTTAATGATTTAATTATATAATGAACCCTAAAAGCGAGTACAATTTCGCTAAATAAAATAGATAACCAAGAAAGGATAAGCAAAATATTATATATATCATTACTTTTATTTGAGAACTGTATGCTAAAACTTAAAGCAGAAAATCCTATAAGAACTATCCCAAAATCATATCTAAGCTGAATTTTAAGCACTTCTTTATTAAGATCATTAGATAATGCTCTATTTTTTTCTTTAATGTTGTCATTCATTTATTTTTCCTGATTCATAAAAGTATATTTATCTTCAATATTGATTGTAGCGTTAAAAATTTGCAGAACAAAAAACTTTAGCCAACCCTTTTGGACATTCTAACAACAAAATCTGTAGCTAAAAACTGCCCGAAAATGTAACATATTGATTTCACTTATGATAACCTGCATTATGATGTGTGAAAAATCATCCTTTTAAATGTTATTTTTACACTTAAATAGGGTTGGTATAGGGCTTCGTTGTTATTATATCGTCTAAAAAATTATATCATTTTGATATTGACAGCTATATCATTTTGATATAAAGTTTATTTATTGAAGAGCGATAGCTAAGGAGGGCTTCACGTGAGGATCATTACTACAGGACGGTTAAATGAGTATGCTGAGCAATATCCCGACTCAAAAAAATGGCTTCAGAGCTTTAAGCTGATTACAAACAAAGCAAAATGGGCTTCATTTGCAGATCTTAAAAAAGATTTTCCTCAGTCTGACTTGATAGCGACGGATACTACAAAAGATTCTCGCATTGTATTTGATGTAAAGGGTAATAAGTACAGAATGATTACACACATAAGTTTTGAGTATCAGGTAATTTATTTAAAGGCTTTTTGGACTCATGCTGAGTATTCTAAAGTTAATCTGAAAATTTATAAATTATAGCAGCGAGAAAGAGAGGTTATTTATGTATTTAAGGGGATTTGAAATCAAACCAATCAGAAATGATGGCGAATATACAGAAGCTGAAAATTTTGTGGACAATTTAGATCATCATTCGTTAAATGATGAGGAGAGCAAACTTTTTAAAATATTGTTGGAATTAATGGGATACTATGATGATAAATATATTAACCCCAAATATTATTTTACACCCAAAGATTTAATACAGTTTTTACTAGAAGACAATGGATTTTCACAAACACAATTAGCTGAATATTTAGGAGTTAAACAACCAAATATTAACGGAATATTAAAGGGAACACGAGATTTATCAAAAGATCTCATGAAAAAAATACACGAGAAATTTAAAATACCCTATGAATCAATGTTTTAATAAAAAAAAAGCCCTAGGCGGAGCGCAGGGCTATCTCTTTCTACTCTAGGCAGATGAGCTTATTTTAAATAACTACATATAGGTACCCATGTTGTAGTGTTACCTCTAAAACTAGAAGCGAGCTTTTATTGAACTCTCAGCCTCCTGAACCTAAATTTTATTTTTAGATCTCAGCCTAGTTCAGTAAAACGTAGAATAATTACAAACATACTCAAAGTCAAATTTTAAAATTTTACCCATCAAATGATGGTTGATTTTTACAAATATTGGAGTGCATACATTGCAATACAAATTGCGTCAGCGATTCCATCGTGTGGTGTTCTAGCTCGTGGCAAAATTAGATTTTCTTTTTTTGTTAATCTTGATGCAACTAAAATACCACGCTCTTTTTTAAGATTTTTGTCCATTCCTTTAAAATATTTTGATGTCCAGCTAATCGGGTATATTTCTCTATAATCATATTCAAAATATTGGAGTACGCCGATCAAGATCCCGTAATTAATTCCTTGTTGCAGGTGTCCTGAATTGTGACGCTGATTTGATTGCGTAGGATGTTCAATAACCGTGTAAGGTTTTACCCC